CCGTCATCAACGGTAGGCATCATGCCTTGGTACTCTTCGGGCAGTTCTTCAAGACGGACTAGTTCATAGCCTTCACGAAGACGACTGTAGACGTTTGCTTTGTCTATTTGCCCGTTTACTTCGGCACGGATCCAACGATGCTTAAACCCTTCGGGGGCAGGAGGCGCGTCAAGACGTGAGGGAGGGGTCCAAGGACGGCGACGTTTTTCCGTATCGCGGGTTGCGCGAGGGGCTTTGTCGATAGTAACTTTAGTCATTGTTTCACTCCTTAACATACTTGGCATACTCTTCAAGAGGAACGCCCAGTTTTTTTGCTATAGCAACCTGACTCGGCGAAAGCCGGACAGTACGGCGCGCACTATTTATTCCCGAACTACGGGCGGCAGGGGCAACAGCAGGCGCGGAACGCTGTTGTCTGGATTGGCTAAACTTGTCTGGAAAAGTACTCCGAACACGTTTGTCAAGTTCAGTATAGTACTCATCTGAACTGGGGTCAACACCTTCTTGTTCAACAAGTGTTTGATGTATGCCCCAAGCAGCATAAGTCATCACTCGGTCTTGTCCAAACCAAGAGTTCTGCTCTGCCCATTCCTCTGCACGAGGGCTAGGAACAGGGCGCTGAGGCTGTTGTTGAACAGGTGCTGGTTGCGCTTGCTGATATTGCTGCTGCTGCACAACTTCTTGCTGCGACTGCAACCAACCTGCTACTTGACGCTGCTCACCACCCAAAGCAGACAAGCGCTCTTGTGCTTCCAACTCAGTGTTGACATCGTTTTCTTCACGTGCCTTGGCAATGATCTGGCGCAACTGGACTTGCTGGGTCTCCAGACGTGTTTTAGCTTCGTTCAAACGGCTGTAGTCCGTCTGTACAAGCTTTTGCTGCAGCGTTTGTGTCTGGTTTTGCAGGCCTTTAGCGTACTCAAGGGCTGCTTGCTCACGGCGCTCGGCTTCGCGCATGCGCGCAGTAAGTTTAGAGATGCGTTTTTGCACACCTTCACTAACTTCATCCAATTCATTCTTAGGAGCAGACTCCTGTTCAGGCTTTTGGAAAATATTAGCTTCTGGTTCAGGTGCCGCAGGACCCTCGTCATTCTCAGGACGGTCAAAACTCACGTCTGTGGCTTTTTCACCTTCTCCAAGGTCAAACTCAAGTTGCGAATCGTTCATTACTTGTGTCATATGTTTCCTTACATGTGCAGAATGTCTTCTGGATCGCTAATGCGAGCCAGAATTTCATCGTCATTGAGAATACGGATTTCTCCACCATTGATGCCCATTCGTGCGCCCGCGTAACGGCCAAAAATGATCCAATCGCCTTCTTTACACCAAGGACCGTCCGGGAACTTGTCGGTGTCTTTGTAGGCAAGTGGGCCAACGGCCAAAACGTATGCGCAAGTGGTAGTGAGTTGCTGTCGTTCCAAGGTTTCTTCGGCTAATTCAATGCCGCCCTTGGTTTTCTTAGCGCCTCTGTAGGGCAACACCACAATCCGCCAACCTGTAGGCTGTGGAAGGTGTTCCTTGATGTTTTCAACCCTCTGCTCTTCTTCTGCCGCTTCAATCTTGGCAGCCTCAGCAGCAGAAGCTTCAGCGGCGGCTTTTTCAACCGCTTCCTCAGCCCATCGTTTCTCTAATGCAGTCATTTCCATCTGTTGGTCCTTTATAGATCAGAGTTCTTGTTCAAGACATCCTGTATGGCTTCCTGAACAAACGAATAACCCTCTAACCTGCCCATCAAATGTTTGTACTGCTCCATCGATTTGACATTGCCGCTGCTAACGAAGTCTTTAGTCTCGTTTTCAAGCCTGCGAATGGCAAATATGACTTTCTCTGCAAATTCAAGCATGGATAACTCCAATGAAGCAGACAGATAGACCCCTGTCCGAAGGTTATGTGTGCATTATGCACACTATTACGCTAGTTTTACCTTCTTAAATGCATCTTTTCGGTAAACATACGTGACTCGTGGGTCATTTTGTGGTGTTTTTACACGTTTTGGCGCTCCGGACATTTCCTTGGGCGCTTTTTTAGGACTTTTTGCTGCTTTGGTTTGCATTTTTTGCTCCTTGTTGGGCATTTCTGATTGCATCTTGTGAGTTCTTCTGTGCAGCCGCTGCTTGTTGCAGTGCCAAACGAGCAGAATCAAACTGTGTATCCGCTTGTTCCTTCTGTTGGTCCAATCCAAGACGTTGTTGATCCATCTGCAGCTTGGCTTGGTCGCGCTGAGCGCTTTGGGATAGTTCTTGCTTCTTCAATTCCACCAAAGGATCAGTCTGTGGGCCCTGTAATTGAACCTGCAAAGCCTTGACTTCTTGGAAGCCCTGCGCAACCTTGATTGCAATCATCGCTTCACGCTGCAAAGATGAGATAAGCTGGTCAGGATCTGTGCCGTACTGCTGGAACAACTCCGCTTCCACCTCTTCTTCCGCCTTCAAACGGATGTGATCAAAGATGTGTTTCTGCAGAGTAACCGCCACGTTAGGCATACCGCCCATCATTGGGCTCATACCAAACAAGATATGCGTCATGATGTGCGCATCATGCTGCTGGCCGGCAAAAGCTTTGAGCGGTGAGCCGTCCAATGCCTGTGCGTTTTCGCTTGCAGGATCCTTTGGCTTATCAATTTGCTGGCTGTTCAAGATGGTGTCAATGTCCCGCACACCAATAGCCTCATACATGCGGTAGTAAGCCTCATACATGTTGTGCATCTGCGGTGCGCTCTGAGCCAATTGCAACTGGGTTTGCGCCATCGTGATACGCTGGGCAACAGAGAAGATGTTGGGGTCAGAAACAGGCAAAACATCGATGCGGTCGTCAAAGTCACGTGCCTTGATCTTGCGGCTCTCCCCGGGCACATCGTATGGGTACTCAGTAGGCAAATACTCTGCAAAACCTTTGGCCAACAATTGAAATTCCATGCGTTGGCTGTAATGCAAACGCTTGTGAATTGCAGACATGACCGCACTGCCTTTTTCAAGCAACGCAATCGTCGTTCCAACAGCAGCATTCTGGTTGCTGTCACCAACTTGCATGTCGGTAATGCTTGCCAAACGGCGACCAGCATCTACGCAGAAACCTAGTAGCGCAAATAGCGTCTGGCTTGGCTCTTTGTATGGCAATGGCAACAAAGATGCAGACAACTCCGCACCACCAGCGTCCATATCCCTGAACTCACCGGGCGACAAAGGTGTATCGTCGTTTGCAATACGCGCACCCTTGGCTTTAAAGCCTGCAGGAAGGTTAGCGAGCGTTCCAGCGTCCACCAATTGCTGCAGTGCAGAAGTAGCTGTCTTAGTAAGACCACCAACCAAATGCAAGAAGCCCAAGCCATAAGCTCCGGGGCCTTGGACCAGCAAGTAATGCACATAGTACTGCTTACGCGCAAACAGAGAATCGCCCTCTTTCCAGTTGCGGCGCACGCCTACAACAGACTGGGAGATCTCATCAATGGTGACGATGTATGGCAGCTTGATACCCGTCTCTTCGCCGTCTTCATCCTTGTGCTCAAAGCCGCGGATGTCTAGATCAACCAAGAACTCTAACAAACAGATCTCTTCTTCCACACCCGTAGGATCAACGCCTGTTGTGCGGTCAACTTCCTTCTTGATAATGCTCTGGCCCGTCTCTGCCGCCGTCGTCATCTGCGCTGTATCCAAGTACTGACCACGAATGACCGCCTTGCGGTAATCGTTGGTGGACATCGGAACGCGGTGCGTGATTCGTTGGCATTCGCTCATCACCGATGAGCCCGTATACGGTATATACAGATTATCTGGCAGCACCAAAGCACTGACCATGCGGCCCTTGGCCTCGTCGTAGTAAACCTTCTTAAACGCCGAGCCACCAAAGCCAACATAGAACAGCAACTGATCAAAGTCAGGTGTGTACTCTTCCATCACCGTGGTGATTTGGTAGTTCATGAAGTCCTTGACGCGGTCTGCCTGCATCAACTTCTCACGTGTTTCTTTGCCCAGCACCTGTGTACGAACAGGGCCGCCCGCGGGCATCAATTCTTTAAGCGCTTGGGCTTGGAATTGAACAATACTCTCGGTCAAAAGTGGGTGCTGCACGCCGCACGCGCCCTTGAATGGCTTGGTACGCTCTTCAAACGTGAAGCCCAGCATCTTCATGCCCTTGCTGTACTGCTCTTCCCACTCTTTGCGTGAAGACTTGTCAGCATCAAACAACGACATCAAGTCAGAAGAAATAAGCTGCAAAACATCCGGCTCAATGATCTCGGCTAAGTTGCTGTCATAGGCCACATCGTCGTCTTCTGCGCCAATGTTTACAACAACTTCACCGGTTTCTGTATCAAACTCAATGTCAATATCCGAGGGCAATTCATCTTCCATCTCAACGGCGACATCGCCCTCAGGCAAGTCGTCGATTGTCATGTTCTTTTCAATTGGCATGTTGTGTCCTTACAGATATCTGCGGTTATCGTTGGGTTGGCGCTCGATCATACCCCCATGCGCCTTTTCTTTGGGAAGTCCAAATAAATTCATTTGGATTCGGCGTGCTAAGGTTTCTTTTGGACCGACAAGTAGTTGCATAGCTTGCTCAAGCGTATTAGCAACCTTGTCCTCATTTCCCGTCATGAACCGAGATCCATTGTTTAAATCAACTGCTTTGTCCCTGACTGCCCTTAAGCCGTTTTCCTCACTACCATATTTGTTTTCCAACATCCTTCTTTGTTGAACAGTAGGTTTAAACAAATCTAACAGTTGCATTGGGTATTCAGGCAAGGCTGTCAAACGTAGCCCTTTTAAATTGTCCACATAATCAAGGCCACCGTATGTTTTGTCAAGGTACTGGATGTATTCTTGAATTGCGGGAAGCGCTGGATTGTTTGCAAAATCTTTTGTGTTTCCTTTTTCTTTTACCTCAGTAATAGAAAAACGCTTTGTATCATAGGATGGGCCAGAATCAGCAATAGCAAACTGGGCAACAGGGCGCGCTTGTTTGCCTTCTCCCGTTACTATCACATGCAGTCGACTAAACCCAGAGGCATAGGCTTCAGCGTTTGGTGTGTACCTTGTGCACCACCCACCATCGCATCCCACATCAGTAACCAGTTGTTTAATTTGTGGGTTTTTCTTAATATTAGGCAATGCAACACCTAAAAACTTACCTTCCTGTAACTCCGCTCTTGGAAACTCAGGATCCGAGCGCAGAGCCGTAGTGGCCATCTTCTGCCTAGTTTCATCTTGCCACTTTGTATACCGCGCCATCCGATTAGAAGCTGCTGCAACATTTAATTTTGCCAAGGTATCGTCTGGTAACAAAAACTCTGAAGGTATTTTAGCGGCAGGCTGGCCATATGCCCCATATGTTCCTCCTGATTGACGAACATCCAGCATCTTGTCCCGCAACTGTTCTAACTTTAGGTTTTCTACTATGTTGGGCGCAAAATCCGTTACCCGTGCTTCGGGCTGAGTTTCTACAAGATTGCGCATGCTTGCAGGCACCCTGTTAGGTGTTAAATCCCCCACCCTTTCCGGATACGCAGAAATATCTGTTATGTCTTCTATACGTTGTCCATATGGCTGCGTTGCCATATTGGATTTACCAAACCCTTCTGCTTGACGCATGTACTCTAAATCAGATTGTCTACGGCCTAAAAAATGTTTAAGTGCTTGATCTTCTGCCGAATCAGAAAATTCCTTAGGAGCAAGGTGCAACATCTTGCCCTCCTCTGCAGCCCTGACCAACTGATCTTGAGGTGTTGCAAAATCTGAACGAAGATATCGCGTAACCGTTTTTGAAAACCAATCGTTTAAAGATTTATCCTTTACTGCCAAAGGTTCTTTCATTTGGCCAATTGTCACATTCTTGACTACCTTTTCTGCTTCATCAACATTAGGCAAAAATGGAAGCCCTGTCATAGCAACAGGTGTGCCCTTATTACGAACCGCATACGAAGCACCGGGAACAGCCAACTGCTGGTTGTAACCTTGGAAATCACGGGCCAACATCTTGGCTGCTTCCCCTGTTTTTTCCGCTGCTTTTACACCCGTGCGCGCAACGCCGGCAGGATTGACAAGGTTACTACCTAAATCACCAGCACCGTAGAAACCAGCCAGCGTTGGGTCGGTAGATGGGGTAAACCCTAGGCCCGCGGCCCGTGATTTTTCCTTCAGATACTCACTGCCCATAAACGGCTTTTCAACATTACCACCGTATATGCCGGCAATCATGTTGGAAATATCCATCGGCGCACCCAAAATATTCTGCGGTACGTTGGTCATGCCTTTAAGAAACTCTATCTGCCCCTGACCAGACTGCAACGCTTGAGAAACAGGGCCTGCCTTGCGACCAATACCGGACTTCTGCGCAATAAATGCAGCATTGCTTGCTGCTTCACGCTCTGCTGATTCTTGGGCCGCGATTCGTTCTATCTGCTGCGGGGTCAAACGCTCGCCTTCTTCAGGACTTCCGTCTGCGCGGTACACCATCCCGCCATCGGCACGCTTAAAAACCTTTTTAACTGCATCTAACATGCCGGGTTCAGGTACGCGTGTGTGTGGGGGCAAGTCCCGTGGGTCTAGGCGCGTTTGACGCAGACCAGTAAGGGCGTTATACGTCTCGCGGACATCGGGACGTGAGAACAAAGTCTTACGCAACTCCGGATCTTTGGTCAAATCTATCTTGTGGCGCTGCTCCAACGCAGCTAAAGAAGCCAATTGCTCATACAAAAGGTTTTTGCCCAAACCAAATTTAGATTGATACTCAAACATTTTTGGATCAAGATAGCTAGACTGCAGGTCGTATTTTTCTTTTAAGTAAGGGGCAGCTTTAACGGCGTCTCTAACAAAATTAAGACGAGAAGTGCCCTTATTCCCTATCAACTCATCAAACTTACTATTAATATTAGCCGCAGATCCTAAATTCTGACGTGCCAACAAATGTTCTGTTTCATGCGCAATCGTATCGGGGTAGTCTTCTGATCTACTTTTGTTTAAAAACATTGCCTGAGCCATGGCACGGTTTTTTGTATCATCCCCACCATCCAACATGTAGCCATACGCATTAGTCTGGTCAATGCGTGGATCGGCAAACAACATCAATCCGGGCAAACCTGCCGCAGAAGAACTTATGTCAGCAGGAGGAGCCACTCGTTGTAACGACGCAGGAGATGTACCTTGCCTGCGCAACATATCCATTGTTTCACGGTCTAACTTGCGCTCGCCTTCTTCAGGACTGCCATCTGCACGATACACAGGACCGCCTTGCGCGTAGCCATAAACATCATATTCCAGATCACCAATCTGCCTGTCAAGGCGTGAACCCATTTTGTTCATTTCTAAAATATTGGCAGGATTAATATTTAATTGCTGCATAGACACTTCAAGCGGCGTTGCTTTAAGCTCGTCCGGCGTCAAGTTACTGCGAATACGAGCCAACTCTGCCTGCACCTCCCCCGGCATGTGCCTGTACAAAGCTTCTCCCATGCGTTTGTCTGAAGGAAAAACTTTGCCATACCTAGCTTTAAGATCCTGCCCTATCCTGTCTGTAATGTCAGACAAATTTGGATACACCCTCTCCATTTCTCGAATAACATTTTCGTTGACCGTAGGATCAGCATCGTATATACCGCGCTTTGCTTTAACGTAAGCAACAAAAGAACTAGGGTTTGCACCCTCTGTAAAGCCTTCCATGGACTGGATTGCATGCTGGCCCTCGTGCAATAAAGTTCCGCGGACCGTGCCCCTAACATCATCACCCGGCAAACTACGCACTGTTCCTTGAATTCCTTCTTTCTCCCCAAAAGACGCCGCAGCTAACGGGGCATTTTTGCGCCTTGTTGTTCCTATCCGCACATCAGGCATGTCATATGCTGGATAAATGCTTTGAAGTTCGGGATGCTTTAACATATCGTAGTACATACGTGGAACAGAGGCAGTCTTTTGCTGCAAAACTGCCGGCGCATCACTGATCTCTTCCAGCAAATTACCGCGGTTATCAACCAAAGTTAAATTCTGCGCACGGATTTGTTCTGGTGACAAGCCTTGCGCCTGCAGGTCCGCGTGCCGCGCTGCTGCTTCCGGCCTTGCACGAACAAACATTTGCGAAGGAGGAGCCGCCAAATCTTGCAACATTTGCGAAGCCTTACCTCCACCTTCCAGCGTCCTACGCACCGCTGGCTCCAAAGCTTTTTCCGCTGCACCCACCATACGTCCCATGCCGGGACCCTGTGCAACAGGGGCAATTTGCAGCGCTGTACCCGCCGCAAAAGCAGGATTGGCTACATCCATAATCTCTTTGTACTTAGGATGCATCACACTGAACCCCATCTGATCAGGGGCCGTGCCCATCAGACCAGAAGCTACGGCATATGTTTTAGGGTCGGGTAATGTGTTGACATCCCGCAAAGCAGCAAGTCTCCTTGCTGCCTCGCCTTGCTTTCTGATATTAGGATTGCCAAAGGATGGTTTGCTTAAATCTTCAGCATCTACTTCCCCACCTTCTTTGAACGTTAAAGGTTTGACGCTTAAATCAAGCGATGCCAAATGATTGACAGGCTTGTAGTTGGCAAAGAAAGCTTCCGTTTCCGTGCCCTTGTTCTCGTTGTATACCCTGTCGTCTTCTTCGTCCTGCGCATCTGCCAAAGCCGCTAAAGCAAAAGCGGCTTGATAACTGGCAGGCATTTCCTTGACATCCATCTTTGCCAAAGTCTTGACTTCGTCTTTTGGCATAGCTTGGGCCGTGGTCCCCGCAGGAAGGGCCTTGGTCATGATCTCTTCGGCAGGAGTAGGTTCTGTCTTTGCAACAGATGTTTCACGTGAAACATTTCCGCCAAGCAATCCATTGACGCGCTGAACATACGTTCTGGTTTCTTCCGGCAGTTTCTTTGGATCAGCACCAGCAGCTAACCATTTGTCCGTGGCTCCCGGGCCCATGTTATACGCAACCAAAGCTTTGTCCGTATCACCATACTTTTGCTTCATGGCCTGCAAATAGTCACGACCTACACGCGCAATCTCGTCCGGGGACTTATCCTTAGCAGGGGTTACACCAAAGCCGGGATTTGTAATGGTCTTGGGCATGACCTGCATCTCACCAAGGGCACCCTTGGGACTGGTGGTCAGAGTTTTACCGTCATCCTTGTAGCGCTTGCCGCGGCTCTCCGCTTGCTTTACAGCAGCAACTATCTCTTCAAACGTCTGTTGGGCCATGGTCCGAGGTCCTCGTCAAATATTCAAGACATTTTATGCGGCATTTCAATAATACTCAACAGGTGTTGTATCCGGCTCGTCTTCTTCATTATCATCCGTGTCCAACGCAATAAAGTTACCCGCACGAAATCTTGTCCAAGCCATCACCGCAGTATCCACTTGGTCGTCATTGTTCCCATTAGGAAAAGCCGCACATTCCTCTACAAGGTCCTCGGCCCACTCCTGTCCCTCTGGATACCAGATCATTCCAGACTCAAGGAGCGGGGCCACGGCATTGGCGCGGCTGACTTTGTCCTGACCAGACCTACGGCCGCCCGGGGAGAACATCGTGACAGGAATACCCATTTTACGCAGTTCCTGCTGCAAGGGCGTGCCAGTAGCTTTTGCCTCAATCAAAACATTGTCCGGCTTCCAATACATGTATTCATCTTTAGCCATGCGCTTTAGCTCAGGAAAATCCCAACGGCCTTTGCGCACATTAAGCAGCATCAAATTTGCACCAGAGTCAGCATCAGGATAGAACACGCCCCACGTACTAATAACAGAGAAGTCAGCAGTCTCTTTCTTTGAGTACGCCGTGTCGTATACCTGAATCAGATACTCACACTCTGGTGGATCATCGTACTTCCACTTGCGCCACCAGTTACGCTTCAGGATCGCACCTTCATCATTCGTTGGCTGCTGCTGCCACTGGGCGTTCCACTTCTTCAAACCAATAGATACCTTGACTTTTTCTAACTCATCAAGGCTCCAGTAATCGGGCCACAAGGGTTTACCACTAGGCAAAATGGCAGGGAACTCCAACACCTCCCACTGGTCTGACTTTAAATAGCCCTGCTGCTTGAGCAAGCGGCCAGAAAGGTCGTCGGTCTTCCACCGAGTATTAATGACAATGATTGCACCGCCCGGTTGCAAACGCTGGCGAGGACCGGACGTGTACCACTCCCACGTGTTCTCCATCGCAGTTTCAGACACAGCATCCTGCTCGTCCAAAATATCGTCAAGTACAACAACATTACCACCACGGCCCGTCATCGCACCGCCCTTACCAATAAAAAACGCTTCACCGCCTTGAGACGTGTTCCACCGACCGGCAGCCTTACTGTCAACTGACAGGGCCATCTTTGGGAACAACTCTTTGTATTTCTCGTCGTCAACAAGGTTACGGATCATCCTACCAAAGCGTTGAGCAAGCTCCGCGGTGTGGGAGCCGACAATAAGTTTGGTGTCAGGGTTTCTACCCATAAGATACGCCGGGAACAGGTAGCTGCCAAGCTGGGACTTGCCATGACGGGGAGGCATCGCAATCATCAGGCGTTTGCACTCGCCGGTTATTACACGATCAAGGGCCTTGGCGATACGTTTGTGGTGTTCCCCAACAAGCATCTCGGGCCAGACGTATTGACAGAAAGACAGGAAATCAGTGGTTGCACGTTCCTGCGCCTCCAAGAGTTTTAAGCGTAGCTCTAGGCGAAGCTGTTCGTCTTGTACGTCATCGGGTTTTGTAGAGTGCATAGGCCACGTTTTGAAATTTGCATAAATATAACCCCTGATTGCATTTAAAACAACAAGGGGGGTGTTTTGGGGAGACCAAGTTTAAAAAGGTTCTAAATTTGGCAGAAACAGGGCGAAGGTTTCGGCTGCGCTTGACGGGCTGTTTATGGCCCTCCCCCTCTAACTAAAGTCATCCCTATACGTAGACAAGAGGTACACGCGGGCCCACCCACCCCCGCCACCACCATGAGGGAAGAATAATAGAAAAAGGGAAAGCGTAAGGCGCGCGTAAGGATAGTATGCTAGGGCTACAGGGCCCTCGGGCCCTGTGATACTCTACCCAGTAGGGTAGAGTGACGGCTGACAAAAAAGGCAGCCAGTTCGGCTGCCTTCTTGTTTGTGATTTCTAGCTTGTATGTACATACAAGCTAGACCAGCGCTTACTGGTGAACAAACCAGACCGGCCGGACCGGTCCGGCCGGTCTAGTCACAGACCAGTTCGTACTGGGGGATCTCTTCAACCTTAATTCCTGTCTGTACTTTTCTGCAGGTTGGGCTATCGGTCCGAACGTATGCAGAAATGTTGACAAGCACATCGTCCAGTTCAAAACTGTAATCCCTGTTTAAATAGTTAGCCCAATCACGGGTTGTAACCTTTTCGGTCTTGCTTGAAAAGAATTCAAGCAGGCCCAGTAACTGGGTGTCTTTGAATGATTCCAAAGCATTCATGTTCACAGTAATTGTGGGCTTGTAATAACTTGTACGAACAAACAAGTTATGCACGCTCAAATCTAGATCCTTGAAAACCCCAGAGTAATTCACTCTGATTTTCATACGTGCTTCATCTAGGATTTTAGCTCTAGCGATTAAATTGTGTCCCTCTTTGCGGGACTGTTCTGTTGCATTATTGATCGCGTTGATCAATGGATTTGTCTTGCGGTTCATGATCTCTCTTCTTTCTAAAGTTGCACTGGATCGGTTGACCCAGTGCATGGATTATATCACGTATTAACGAACAGTAACATTAAATTCAACATTACCAATTGCTTCGCTTACTTTCTCGTCTAGGTTATTTTCCATCCACGATTCAATCGCATCGTCCACGTTGTAATCGGTGACATCAAAGTTATTTGACATCCAGTCACTGATCTTGTCATCAAGGTTATCGATGTGGGCATCGACAACATCACCGATGGCATCTTCGCGGATCAATTTGTGCGCGTCGATCCGTTCATCGATCAAAGCAATGATGGCCAACTTTTCGGGGCTCGGGCCTTGGGACTGGGTCACTGCACTTTCGATGGTGTTGATCACAACACCGAATGCAGTCCGGACGGCCACTTGATCAGTGGAACTTAAAGTATTAATCATCATCTCTGCATAGTCCAGTGCGGACTGGATATCCATGCCACGGGATGCAAACAGATTATTGCGGAAGGGTGTTACTGGGTTGCTCATTGCGTTCTCTCTTCTTTCTAGGGTTGTATCTAATCGGCCGATTAGACAGTTGAATTATACATCGGTTTTACTGGGTTTGTACACATGTTCCTGAAATTCTTTTTTGATTGTCTCTTCTAATATTTCCCTTAATGAATGGAAATTAGCATCGGTCAAAGCTTCAAGGAACACGGCGCAAATGTCTTCGCCATCCCATTCGCAACAACGGGAAACGTGCACGGCCAAACGGGGGATATCTGCGTCATCAATCATTTGAGTTCTCCACGTTCCAAGACTTAGGCGGCATGCTCTTAAGCAAAGCCCTAGCGGTTTCAATGTCAAGGGTCAATTCATCAATCCAAGATCCATCGACAATGTAAGTGTCAGCGGACTGCATAAGATTGTTCAAGGCCTCGCCAAGCAAATCAATTTTTTCCTGATCGGTCATCTCTCTATCCTTTCTAAGTTGAGCCTAAATTATAGCACTGCGCCAGCCGATTGCAACAAATAAAACAAAAAAAGATCAGCGGGCCCACCCACCCCCGCCACCACCATTCAAGGGAAAAAATCAAAGAAAACAAAACCGGCAGCAGAGAGAAAAACCCCGCGGGCCTAACGGCCCGCGGGCCATGGGCCACGGCCCAAAGAACAAAAACCACGGCCCGCAGAGCGCGGGCCGTGGTCCATGCGCCACGATTGACGCGTCGATCAGCAGGGGCCGAGGGCCTAGTTTATAGGGTTTACTTTACCGGCCACTTTATGCAAATTTTGCATAACCTTACAGAGGGAAAAGCGATATAATATCGCCCCTCCCGTTTTATGGTTAACCCGAGAGCAATTCAAGGGCCCTATTTTTAAGAGCTGCACCGGTTCCAAACCAAGCAGATTCAATGCGGGTATTGTCAGATCGTCCGCGCTCATGATCCACCAATTCAGTTACAGCATTCAAGGCCGCCCACCGCGTGCCGGCCACGCCCACAATATCGGAACCAATGGCGCGCCCGTTAAATAATTCAATAATTCGCTTGAATGCGCGACTGTCTTTAATCTCAATTTTGCCGGTGTGATAGGGCTTCAATAATTCGGTTACAAATTCGTCCGCCTGTTCGGCCGTCATACTTTCACCGGCTAACTTGCGGGATTGCACTAGGAACCGCTCCCACTGATTCGCGACGATTCCTAGCTGCAGCCGGACATCATCCGCGTCAAAGCGCTCACTGTGCAAAACCCTAATTTGCGATTCACCGCTGTTTATTGCTGCTGTAATTGTGTTATTGCATACCACGCGAACACTGGTGAACTTGGCAATTGTGGCCATGGTTCCATCGTATGACGTGCCAAGCAAAACATAAGGGCGCACTGTATCGCCTTCTACGATATCGGCCCCCTCGTTAACCTTAGCCAAGGCCCAAACTCTCCGGCCATAACTTAAAGCGCCCGCGGTTTCCATAGTGAACCCGCCAAGATCCACAAGCTTACTAAAAAACCCCATTACTTGCGCGGGCTGCACTACGTTATACCCGCGTGAAACTACAGCCAAGGGCGCGCCCGTATCGCTCCGATGCAAAACTTTTCGATCCGCCCATGCTTGGGGGGCACTTGTGGACAATGTTTTAAATAAAACGGGACTCTCAAGCACATCATAGGCAAGGCCTGCCTGTTGTGTCCATTCCTGAATTGTCGCGCCTGCTGTTAGCTGTTGCCCTAGTGAGTGCCAAGGTGTGAGCCCTGAATACGCTATTGCTGCGGTGCCTGTTGTTGTGTCGATCATGTGAGCCATACTATTCTTTCTGTTAAGTTAATGAATACCGGTTATTTGTGCCGGTGCTTGAATTGTAGTTCATTATTTACTCTTTTTACTATATTTTTACTTTATTTTCTAGGTGTTATCCCCAATTATCAAGGAACCACCACAACACCAATAAGATTAAAACGACTACGATTATCAAGGGGCCCCCAATTCTAGGCCGCAATCGCCCGCGATATGGTGGCGCAAAAAAGAACCATGCGGGAGAGTCCGCACAAATTCGCGAAGGGCTGCAGCATCATTAGGCGCGCCAGTAGTTCGGGTTTTGTGCCACTGTATCGCTACCGGTCCACTTGCAGCATAACACCCGCCTTTTTCGTCTTTTCCTACTTTCTTTTTTCCGGTGCCATGGGCAACAAAAACAACGACAAATTCGCGGAAGGGACGCGCACACAAGGGACGGCCACCGCCGCACTGTTGACAACTGAAATTGTCGGCAAGCTCTGCAGGGCACTGCACAAAATTAATGCCGTGGATTTTCTGCGGCCACTGGTCCGCGGTTTCCAAGGGCGCAGCATACACAGCGGGACGGCCTAATTCAAAAGCCCGCACCGCCTCGGCCGTTGTGTCGCAGCTTGCGTTTATCACTGTTTTATTTGGCTGAGGGAAGGGGAGCGCCTCGGCCGTGAAATGTGAATAGGTCCAAGCTTGACCACCACGCGGGACGCTGTCGAAAACGGCCTGTAGATATTCGCTGTCAATTTGGGCCGTGCCGGTTTCACTTTTGGGGTGAAGGCTGCAGCTAGTCGGACATGTGCCATAGGTTTCATGTTCCCCACTGCGATAAGTAACTGCAATTGGGCCGGTTTTGCTGTTCGCGCTGATTCTGACTGTTTTTAACATACTCTATCCTTTCTGTTGTGAGGGACCAATTATATCAAGCTTTACGGCCTTTTGTGTGTGATATTTTCTAGGGGTTTTCACGCGTCGCACAATTAAGGGGCTACTGTTTTCGTCCCATGGCATCACCAAAAAAGGCAAGTCATCGGCGGACATAACGCGCATAAAGTCACGAGCGCGAGTAAGGGAAGGGAAGGTGCGAATCACACTTTGAGAGTTAGGAAAGCACACGTCATATTTATAGATTGGCATTTTCTATTCTTTCTAAGTTAATCGTCGCGGTCGGTGTTGAACTCAACGCGCGGGTATTCGTCTTCAATAAAGCTATCGTCAACATGAGCAAGCCCTAAACGGGTGCCGGCATCCCATATCACGATGGGCAAATCTTGCGGCAAATTAGCGAGCGCAGCCATTAATTCAGACACTATCATTTTGTACTCTCCTTAGCAAAATCAACAGCGAAATACCACATTTCCTTGGCATCGCAAATTGACGTGTACACATCAGACATTGAATCGTAAAATTCTCGGCTGCTGCGCTCTTCACTAGTGGCGCGAACAAAGCGAACGACATCTTCGCGATCAGCAACGGCCACACATTTCAGATATGCGTCAACAAAAGCAAGCTCTTCAGGGGTAAGGCTGCGCAGCACCGGTGCTACTTCTTCCACCTTATAAATTTCCCAATCACAGCAAGTATCTTTATCAAAAACTGTGCTGAACAGCAGCGCGTCCATTTCTGCTGCAAGCGCCCAAGCCTTATCTTCATTATCAGCTTGAATCTCGGCCGTCATGTAATGGATTGAACGGGCAATCACTTTGTATGTTTTCATTTCTCTATCCTTTCTGTTCTTAACAATCTCACATACTCTTTTGAAAATACAATTGTTCCAGTGAATTCAGAAGGAACAACGTAACTGTCATAGCCTTTCTCAAACATGTAATCGTCCGCATCATCGGCAAGCATAAACGAGCGCTCATCGATTGAATGAATGACCACCATTTGCTCTTCATCGTCACGGCCAACAGAAAAGTTGCCATGAGTCATTGAACCAAACCACACGTCAGTACGTTCCATTTCTCTATCCTTTCTAAGTTAATCAATTTTGATATGCAAGGTCGTCTTCAAAATAACGCCACTCGCATTCATAAGCATAATCAAAGTCGCCATAGTATTCACCATTGGCCACCGCACTACGGGCATTTGCGCGAATCATTGCATCGTCCGATTCGCTTAAATCAATCGTCAACTGAGTCATTTCTCTATCCTTTCTAGTCTTCGTAGTGTTCTTGAGCGGGCTCAAACTTAGGGGTAGTGGAACCTTTACCCAAGTTCTTCCTTAGGTCTGCAGTGGTGATGGCATAGTCATGGACTACGTCACCACCTTTATTAAACACATTGAGATGCACAACACCCCCCGATACAAAGACCTCAACATAGCCATTGTTTGCACCAATGTCGACGACTGCACTCTTGACATGATTGTCAAGTAAATCAACTGATAATTTCATATCTGCTCTCTTCTTTCTAAGGTCACCGGATCAAGCACCGGCATCGCCAGTATAACAAGGTTTTTGTACCTTGCAACACTTATTTACATTTATTTTACTAAACCTAGGGTTTCCTCTAGTTCCCCCCAAGGCATGCCACGCGATGGCCAAGACTGTATCGGGATAAGCCTTAGGCCCTCTGCAGCCAATTGCATGGCATCGCGCCCATGGTACAAGCGAATGGTTGAAGGGCGTAGTGTGTTACCCATGTCAAGCACAAGCACAAAGCAGGGCCTGTGCTGAACAGTATGCCGAATCATGAAAGCAATCTGATGTGGCCGCAAGCCCACCTTTAAACCCCTAGCCACCACTTTCAATTCGATTGGAATAAACCGATCCCCAACACCCACCAACATGTCAGGAATGCCAAGGTTGACGCGATTTTCAATGCGTTCAATATTGCAACGTGAAAGGCCCTCTCGTACTCTTATCGAAAACCTAGCTTCAGGTGTCATCTGATCCTCCCAAATCTTGCTCAAAGATGTCAGGCGGAGGCTGCTCCACTCCCGCGTCGAAATCGGGGTCTTTTTCTCTTGCTGCACTTTCAATCACCACTCCCGTGTCCGCATCGATCAAGGCAGTGGGTGGAGGCCCACCATACAGCTTTTTAAGCTCGTCAAGCTTGCGCTGCACTTCTTCCTTGCTCATGCTGTCAATTGTGCCGTGGCGGATCTCTTTGCGCTCCACATAGATCGTTCCCAAGGCTTGACCCCTACGATACTCTGCTTGGACTGCTGCAGCAAATGCACCGGCATCCAAAGCTTTATCGCGAATGGTTTGCAAATCACGCATGTGGCGCTCGTAAGACGTGTTGTATTTGGATGCCAACTCAGCACGATAGGCTTGAATGGCCGCTACAACGTGTGGATTGATGTCGGGGTGGGTAAGCTTCCATGCCATGACAGAAGCGCTGGTGGACTTGTATCCGGCCCTTATGGCAGCCTCTTTCATGGTCACCCGTCCGTCACCACTCACAAGCTCGGTAACAAAGGTCCATTCCTTAGGCGTCAGCTTCCTACGCTGCTGCCGCAGCGGAGCCACTTCTGTAGTCATTCGCTTTTGTGCTTTGTCCGGCATAACCGGTGGAACGTTGTAGACGTCTTTCTTGGCCATTAGCTGATTCTCCACAAACGCCAACCATTGTCCACCTTGCGCAGCGTAAATACCCATTTGGGCTGATGCACACGTGTGAATCGAAGGGCAGCCACACGACAACTCTCTGCCTGCTTGCGAACGCCAAACAGGATGCTATCGCCCGCCTCCATCTCCCCAAAAGGATATTTGGATCGATTGGTTGGCAGGGCTATTCCCTGATCAATATGTACCATCATTAACTCCCGTAAAAGAACTACCACGAGTATATCGCGTGTCGCCCTCAGAGTCAACCAACAAAGAGCAATCAGGGCTCCCTATAGAACTTTTGGAGGGTGTAGTGTGTTTTTATTTTTTTACTTTTCATCTCGCGGAGCCCCCCTAGAAATATTACACTGAATCTCCAGACGTAATTTGCCGAATGCTGATAACGTATTGATTTCATTCAGTTCTTACACCATTACGTCTATTACGCCAAATCTCACAAAAATAAAAAAAAAAACATACCTTACCCCTAAAAGGTCTATAGCACCTAAACCTTAGTATTACTTTTTGAGCCATTTTTCCCCTTTTTGACCCTCGGTCCGCGGCCCATCCCCCCTCCCCCATAAACCACTGTATATCCACCCAGCACCGCTATACGGAACACCCCCAACCCCTAACCAAGGGAAAACCCCTAGGAAATAGTACATTCCAAGTAATTGACCTAACTAGATAAAAGCATGATAATAACCCTGTCCACTTAGATAAAAGGCGGACAAACTTCATTAACAAAGAAAGGATAGTGATATGACTAAACAGACGGACGATGTGGATAAAGACATCGGACAAATCATGGACAATGCGCAGACTCTGCTTAACTTTTGCGCAACTACTTTTGTCAAGCCTGCTGACGCGTGGTTCGCGTGCCTTGTTGCTTCAGCCATTTTGACTGCTGAGTTGGATGTGCCGTTGGACAAGTTTTTGGAAGGGTTTGAGCATGCGTATGAGGATGCGTTGAAGGCCAAGAAAAGAATGGGGGCATCCTATGATCACTAATGCCAATGAATGTATCTCTGTGAGCAGCGCAAACGGGCGTGTAACGCCTTTTAACACGGGCAAGGTACAGATAGGGCTGCTGTACCAACCAAAGCCTCCTGAGATGACATCGTCTGAGGAGTTTGTTCAGGCAGCTTTGATGGGATGGTCCTCAATCCATCGTCCTGTGCCTTTGTGGCCGGTGACGATAGGTTCGTTGATTGTGGGCATTTTAATAATTTTAACTGTGGGGTGATGTATGTACGAATTCTTGTACGAATGTGATGAATTAGGGCTTGACCTCAAATGTTTTTTTGAGTATGAGCCGGCGGAAGTTGGCTCTGTTGAGCCCATGTCGGGCCTGAAGTTGGAGCCGGACTATCCGGAGGTATGGACGTTGATTTCGGTGTTTTTGCCTAACAGTAATGTGGACTTGAGCGGGGTTTTGCATCCGGATGTGATTTTTCGCATTGAACATGATGCGCCTGTTTATTTTGAAGAGATGAGGCGCGTTGTATGACTGAATTTGCATTTCCAAACTCACACCTAAGCCATATCAAAGGTATGGCGCTGCGCGATTACTTCGCTGCTGCCGCTTTGCCTATGGCTATTAAGGAAATGAACGATGCGGAGTCGTTCAATATAAATGATGCGGCATCCATGGCTTACCACTATGCAGATGCAATGATGAAAGCGAGGCAATTATGACTGAGCAAAGAGAACTAGAACTGCTGCGGCCATATGTTGCCGCTTGTGGTGAGATGGTTACCAAGAACGCGGCATTGGAAAAGCAATTGAAGGCAATAGATAGGCTGCTGCTTGAAGTGCTGATGGGTGACACCGATCCCATGCAGGCCATGATCAATCGTCAGAAGATAAAGGATGAGTATGAGCAAGCCTGACTGCCACAAGTGCGTGAACCGCGATCCTTTGCCCATGACGCATCACATCCAATGCTTGGAGCCTAAGGCGCAAATCTCTGGCAATGCTAGGGCAGCGCAGAAGGGTTGGTTCCATTGGCCGTGGAACTTTGACCCTATTTGGTTGGAAGAGTGCAGCAAGTATGAGGAGAAGCTATGACACAAGATGAAATGATTGAGATGGCAAAACAAACTGGTTGGCAGTACGCAACTGGTGACAGTGGATATGAACCTTTATGGGCATTTGCCAAGCTAGTAGCACAGCATGAGCGTGAGGCGTGTGCAAAGATGTGTGACTATGTTTACGACAACATAGTTACTGATGAACATATAAAAGATATGGCATTCAAAATCCGAGCAAGGGGACAAGCATGACCACATACAAAGAATTAGGTGAATTGATGCGCAATTTGCCGACTGATGAAACATGGCTGCCGCTGTTTTTGGGGCGGCTTAAAGAGAAGGATCCTGAGATCTATCGACGCATGATGGAACTGGCAAACGACAAGCTGAAGGAGGACAAATGAAAGATGACGACGATATTCAGGAATACGTGCGCCCTTGGAAGGGGCTGACGGAGGAAGAGCGCAAAGAGATTTGGAATGTGGGTGAAAAGAAAGACCAAGCCTTGCGCGCGGCTTTGATTCAAACAATCCGAGATGTTGAAGCCAAATTAAAGGAGCGCAATACATGAAAGAACTAAGCATATGGGAAAAGGCCATGGGTTGGCGTAAGCGCCAGATGGTCGAAGCGCAGTTAGACAGGAACGAGGTCAGTGAAAAGATTCGTAACTTGGTCCTTGAAGAGGTGGCTAGGGAAATCGAGAAGATGAAGGTTTTTGGCCCTGACACAATAAGCGGTTTTACGATTGTTATCAGGAACATGAAACGTGAGCTTTACTAAACGAAAAGTTGCCATTCTTTGCCCGTCTTATGACGGCAAGGTTGTCTGTGACTTTGCGGTCACGATGGCCGTGATCTTTCAGCGCGCTGCGGTGGAAAGGCCTGACTTGGAGTTGAATCTTAACTTTTGGATGGGTGAGGCGCTGCTGCAAAAGGCTAGAAGCAATCTGTTTGGGGAAGCCTATGACGCGGGGGTGGACGACATTGTTTTCATTGATTCGGACCAATCCTTTGACGCACAGGCTTTCTTTGATTTGATTGATCATCCCGTGGACGTGGTGGGTGTTCCTGTTCCGATGAAGGTGGAGGAGGAGCGCTATAACCTGCGTCCTGAGGACCCTTGGAAGCACAGTTGGAACCCGTATGTGAATCTGCTAGAGGTCGAGTGCATTGGCACTGGATTCTTGCGCCTTTCTCGTGCGGCCATGACGGCTGTTTGGGAGCAATCGACGCCTTACTTTGAGGACAAGCCTCGGCGCTTGATCTGTGATCTGCAGATCATTGATGGGGGATTGATTTCGGAGGATGTGCAGCTTTGCAAGAAGCTAACGGATGCAGGGTTCAAGATCTTTGTTGATGTGGCTTACACGTGTGATCACTTCGGGGTGAAGAAGTACGAAGGTGATTATGAAGAGTTTTTAAGAAAGAGGATGGAACATGAGCTTCACAACCAGACACTTGCAATTGGGGAGCAAGCAGCCGGTGCATAAATACCAGTTATGTAACAACTGCATGCAGCCTCGCCCGCCTGAGGGGGGAGTGGAATTAAGTGCAACGAAATGGCATTGCGCCAGTTGCTGGACCAAACGATTAACAACAAGGAATTTATTACAACATGCCAAGACCCAAACCACCCGAGCCACTGATCGGAAGACAAGTAAGGATGTCGGATAGACAGTGGATGATTTTTAACCAATTAGGAGGTGCTGAATGGCTGCGCAAGCAGTTAGAAAAAAAAGCACCAATGCCAAAGAAATATTATGAAGTGTTCACAAAATCAGAAGAAGCTGCAACTTAAAGAGCCGCAAAAACCTTTGAGTCAAGAAGAGTTGATGGCGTGGTGGCCATTCACGAGACTTGATCCAAAGTTCTTTCCTAAACCAACCCAACGCGATTTATCGCAATATGAAGAGAGTCCAATATGAAAGCAACTAAACGTAAAAATACAAAAACCGCAAAAGCTCGCTCATTTATGCAGAGTAATCCCGCTGCAGCGCCAAATGAAGTAGCAGTGCGATTTGGCCTGACCAAGCAATCCATCTATGTTCTACGCAACACGATGAAGAAGGCAGGCTTTGTGTTCCCCAAGAGGTCTGAGCAGTTGGCCACGCTTGCCCCTGCACAGCAGAGCGCTGCCGGCAGCGCACCGTTGGAGATTGAGATGTTTGACTTCCCTGATGAGGTAGACGTGACCCTTGACGCTCGGGCCGTGGAGTACGGCAAGTTTATCGAGGGCGCTGAAGTCATGCAGATGTTGAAACGTGTTGTACAGAATGCTTTGAACAATCGTGACAAGACGTTGGCACACGATCAGGCCGAAGCCATGGACATGATCATTCACAAGATTGGCCGCATTGTGAACGGCAATCCTGATGTGGTTGACCACTGGTTAGATATCGCCGGCTACGCCAAGTTGGTAGCAGACCGCCTTGAAGGGCGTATCCGCTGATTACTTTGCTTCTCCCCAGCTTGGTCCGACTTCCACATCGCACCGACTGGGGATTTGCATGTTGACGCACGTTGCCATAATCTTTGCTGCACGCTGCGCTTCTTCTTTTGTCTTGACGCTCAATGCCAGTTCATCATGAACCTGCAGCATGGGCATGATCCCCTCCCGCGCTAATGCAACCATTGCTGCCTTTGTCTGGTCTGCTGCCGAGCCTTGGATGAGGCGGTTCAATCCCTTGTAAGTGCCTGCGCGCTTGATCCTCTGACCATATTCCATGATGGCTTGCTCACGAGGCAGCGCTTTGTTCACGCCCCACTCCATTGGCTCCCAAAGTGGGAACCGGCACTTACGTCCAAGAAGGGTGCGGATGGATCCGTTGGATGCGGGATGCTCGATCCTTTTCATTACGGCGTTGACGGTGCCTTTCAGGAACGGAACATTCCTGTGGAATTGGTCGATAAGTTCTGACGCTTCATCAAGGTTTAGGTCCAGTTGCGCTGCCAATTTGTTCTTGCCCATGCCGTACATCAAGCCCAAGCCAATGGTCTTGGCAGCTTTACGTTTGATGCCGGCCATATCGGCAACCATCTGGTGGAAATCGGTGTTGGGGTCGTTCTGATAGGCACCCACCATCTTGTCGGCTCCGGGTAAATCGAGCAGGGACGCGTAGTGGACTAAGAGCCTTGGTTCCTGTGAAGAGAAGTCATTTGATGCCCACATCTCGCCCTCTTCGGGAAGAAACAGGCTGCGCACCATGGGGCCGATGATCTCGTGGCGGGCAGGGACTTGCTGCAAATTAGGATTGGCCATGGACAGACGGCCGGTGACAGTGCCGCCATCATCGGAGCGCATCTGGTTGACGTGCGGATGGATTCGCCCTGTCTTTTCACTGAAGTGAAGGTACGGCTGCAGGAAGGTGCTGTGCGTTTTGTTGGTCTCGCGCGCTTCCACAATCATCTTGGCAATCGGATGCTCACAACCATCCAAGAAGCCTTTTGTAAAGCTTGGTTGGCCGTTCTCGGTCTTTGCATAGGGCAGGTGAAGCTTGTCAAACGCTAGGGCGATGCTTTGTGCGGCCCAGATATCGACGTTGGATCCGACAAGTGACTTGAGGTCCTTGTGGATTTGTTTCTCACGGGCGATCAATTGCTCAATCAACTGCTCACATTTGCTGCGGTCAAACCGGATGCCGCGGCTTGTCATGTTGTGCAGGACGGGAAAGGCTTCTGTTTCGAGATTGAAGATGGATTCGACTTCATCCTGACGCATGCGGATCTTAAATGCTTGCCACAGTTTCAGTGTGAGCGCTGCATCCTGTTCAGCGTACTCTCCCACATACATGGCGGGTAGTTTCCAAAGTTCTTTTTTCGGATGGACTCCGAAGTCTGCAGCGGCTTGTTTGAGCCCTTGCTCGGACTTGGCTTCTTGGAGGTAGTCAAATCCCAAGGCGTTGAGAGAATAGCTGAAACGGTTTTCGTCAAGAATAGGGGCCGCGAGCATGGTATCAACGATCCGTCCGTTGACCTTAAAACCACTTGCTTGTAGCCACCCCAAGTCATAGGCGGCGTTATGCATAACCTTATCGGAAGGGTAAGCCAGTACGTCCGTGATCCATCTCTCCACTCTGCGTCTGTCCAGATTTCCACCACCCTGATGCGCCACCGGAAAATATCCAGACCATCCATCGACGGCAAGGGCGTAGCCGACAACGAAACCGTCGTTCCTAGCCCATCCCGGGCCCATGGATTCCAAGTTGGGGTCGCATGTTTCAAGGTCAATTGCAATCTCTTTCGCTGTTGAAAGGTTTGGAAACACTTCCGGAGCCACCCATTCTGTGGGAGTGGGGAAAAGTGGAACTGTTTTCATATTTTGAAGCCTTTTTCAATATGTTTGGGTAAAACTAAATGCAAGGTCTTTTTTGCGCGGGTTATTCCCACATAAAAGAGTCGATGAACGTTATCCCCGTTAGTTGCGTACTCTTTTGCAAACTTAGGGCTCAGATCCATGAGCAGCAGCACATTATCCGCCTCCCCACCCTTGGCTCCGTGGATCGTGGACAGTTTGATCCGGCCCATGGTTGAGAGCTTTGTTCCGCGGCGCAGAACTGCGGTCAGGTAATCACGCTTGTCTTCGCTGATGCGGGAAAGGGCTTGGTGCCAGATTGCATCGGTCTGTAGGCCAAAGCCATTCTGCAGATCCTTGATGCTGTATTCAACCAGCGGGTCACCCTTGAAGGTCCGGTGTCCTCGGGCAATGAACTCCCCACCAATGTACTTGTAGACGTTTTTGATCTTATCGCCATACAGGAACTCCCCTTTGCGCAGCTTTTCCCACGTCTGTACGGCTTTTAAAAGAGGGTGGCTAAGGCTTGGTACCCCTGAGCGCTCAAAAAGGATTCCAGAGGCTCTGAGCCATTCATGCACAGGGTTCAAAAGATAGTTGGTGCTGCCCATGATGAGCCATTGGCCGTCATCAATCGGCACATCTTCAAACCGGTAGTAGGTCATGACAGCGCCCTCGTAGTCGCGGGGCTTCCATTCTTTTTCTTGCCGCTCTTTAATTTGCTCCACAACTTTGTTAGCAAGTTTGTGAACGATTGATGGGACGCGGTAGGACTGATCAAGAACTGTAATCTGGCCTTCAAATGACAAGAAGCTCTTGACATCTGCCCCTGCCCAAGTGAACACTGCCTGATCGTCGTCGCCGGCGAGGAATACCCGTTTGGATTTTTTAGCGAGGGATTCGACAAGCTGCCACTGCAAACGTGACAAATCCTGTGCTTCGTCAACAATCAGCACTTCCAAAGATGGAAGACGCTCGGGCTGCACCACAATCATTTCTAGCAGGTCGGTGAAGTCAAGTAGTTCTTTACTACGTTTGTAGTGCCGATACGATCTTTCGACAAATTCAAAGTGATGCCATTCGATATCAAGGCCACACTGGTTGTAGTGTTCACGCAGATCTACTCCGCGGATGCGGGCAAGATTAATCTCGTTCAAGATCGGGTTGTCGGCCTTGGCCATGTCCACATCATCTTCTTGGACCACATTCATTTGAATGCCGGCCTGCGCTGCAAACTCTCGGTAATCCGCGGGCTTCATCATGAAGTCCACCTTAACGGCTAGGCAGTGGAAAGCCAAGCTGTGCAGGGTTCGGAAATAGGGGAAGTCAGTGCGCGCATTCAATGCAGGAAACTTTGCAATCGCTCGGTCCTTGGCCTCTGTCGCTGCTTTCTTGGTAAAAGAAAAATAGCCGATCTGCATTGAAGACAGATCGGCTGCCAACTCACGGTCAACAACATTTAAAAGGTACGTAGTTTTCCCTGACCCGGGCGGCCCAAAGACCTTGCGTATATCAGTCATGGTTCCTCACGCACTAAAACTTCAGCGTGGGTTTCAATCCATACGTGAGCGCCACAGGACAAGGCCTTGTCTGGGCTGTAGACAACTTTAGAAGGGCCAACAATTTCTACGCTGTGCGCATATCTGTTGGCCTTGTATGTTTTAACAGTCAGCACAGGATCGTTAGTCCCGTTTTTCTTATTGGCTTTTACAACGTGTTGGTTGACATGAATTATTGTTTTCATTCGTCATACTCCTCATCCCACAAATCTTCCATCCAAACAAGGATGGGGGTGTCGGGGCCCATGTAAGCGCCCTCGATATTGAACTCAATGTATTCGCGTGCTTCGTCCGCATCCATGTTGTCGCGTTCCATCAGCGTTGTGCGAATAGCCTCTGCGTCGTATACCAGAACTGATATACGTTCGCCGTTACCCCAGATGAAGGCAGGGCCAATGATTGCATCGTCGTGTCCGGTAATTTTCAGCATCAGAATGGGCTCCCTGCAGTTCGTTTAGTTTGTGACTCGAATGGTGCGTCCTGTTTCTGGAAGCGCGGAATACGCCAACAGCGCACAGTACGGCCTTTGAGGAAAAGCGGAATGGGCTCTCCACCCATGTCGCGAAGGCGTTGAGCCATCTTGGGGGCTGTCAGGCCAATGAAGTTGTTACGCTTCAGGTGTGCTTCAAGGTCCTTGATCCGGAAGTAGGTTTTTGCTTCATCGACATCCGTCCATGGGCGGCCCATGAGCATCTCTTCGCGGTCCATTGCCTCTTGCATGTGGGTGGTGAATTCTTCAAGCAGATCCATGAAGCGGCCAGTGATGCTTGTGTCCTCTGGTGCGTCGGTGATTTGTTCTGTCTCCACCATTTCTTTGAGAAGGGCGTTCAGCATCTGTTCCCAATCTTGCTTGCGAAGAGTGGGCGGCAGCACGTTAAGTTTTTCTAAGCATGCCTTTTGAAAAGCCACCTGCGTGAACAAACTCTCGGTGTCCAACTCGACTCTGCGTCCGTTGACATCCAAGAACCACAGGGGTGGTTCACTGGCGTACTTGGACAGCGCTGCTATCTGAGGCGCATCAGGACCATTGGTTCCGATGCCATATTTGCGTGATCGACATAGGCCCGAGTTGCAAAAGCTATTGAGCGGCGCGTCTTTGCACTTATAAAGGTATTCTTTCTTGCCGACTTGTTTAACAAGAATTTGGACTTCATTGTTAGGCAGGGGCGGGGATACATACTTGAAGTTGTACTCGACCATCTTGTCTTCCCAAGCAGCGGGGAATGCGCGCTTAAGAAAGACTCCAATGTTAAATAGTCCATTGTTACGGGTGCCCTCGGGAAAGCCTTGGGCGCACAAAGCCTGTAGGCAAGGCGGACCATCTTTGACGGGACTCTCCGCTTGTTTCGGCGCTTCTGGAACAACGAGCGGCAACTCTTGGACGGCGGCTTCATAGAGTGCATAGAACTCTTCAAGCGTGGCCGCGGACCCGTCGGCATTGAATGCATACCGCGTGCCGTTGTCGCCCCCGAAGTACGGTAGGTTGAGAAAGTTTCCGGTGTCGCCGCGCTCAACAAGAATCTCTGATTGTTTGGGGAATATCTCTCTTCCGGCTTCACCCAAGAGCGCTGCAGCATTTTTGAGATACTCCTGAAATTCCCGCGCCGGAGCAGGCTCCTTAGAAAATAAAAAGACATGTGCTCCTCCTGATTTGCTACGGCAGACAACCATTGGCAGCTTTAGCTGCGCAACCTTTTCCACCAAGCCTTTATGGTCCAAAGGGTATTGATCAATATCAATGCAACCCCAAATACAACTGTTATCGGCACGAATAGGAATAATGCCAAGGGAAGGGTCAACACCATCCAAATGCTGTACCCATAGGTCATCAGTCGGCGGTTTCCTGACCACGGTAGCTTGCCCTGCTTGTTTGCCATCACCGCGCTCCTTGTTAATACGGTAGGTTCCGTAAGCTATATCCAGACCGCTGAATATCGCTTTGAATTTTGTTATGTCGGTCATGCTTCACTCTATAAAGGTGGGGCCTACTAACGGCTACGGCTGATCATCACTGAGAACCCTCAGAGTCCGACACCGAATTCGGCCCCGGAAATCAGAACGGGACGTCGTTAGCGTTTGGTGCGCTCTCGTGCTCGTGCTTGACCTTTACTTCGCCTGAACCAACAGAAGCAGAGAAGGACTTGGCAGCCTTGTAAGCGTTCATGTCTTCTACAGGACCGATCTTCTCAACTTCCCATCCGAACCACTTGCCCTTGTCATTGGATTCAGCTTGTGTCGTCAGGCGATACACCTGTGAGTACATGGGAGGAGTGAAAGGACCGTTGGTGCCCATCATCTTTGTGGACATCATCATGCTGTTCCACTTGCGCGACTTTTTGAGTTGCGTTGACTTCATTGTGATCAATGCCGGCTCAGGGATACCTGACTCGTTGATGATCATGATGTAGTGGTTGGCCGTGTTCTCGATGTAGTTGCCGTTATCGAGGTAGTCCTTGTTCTCGCCCGGTTCGCGGTGCGTGCGGCTTAAAATATCAGACGTGGCGGGATAGATATTCATCGGCGCGCCAGAGCCTGAACCACGTGGAGCCCACTCAATGTACTGACGTACATAAGCTACAGGCAGCACCATGATGCCTTTTTTGCCGTCATACAACTGACCCGTGACGCTGTTGAGGATCATGCCGGGCAATGCACCGTCAACCTCGCCTACCTCAGGGCTTGTATTTGTTAAAAGCTTCAAGAAGGGCAGGGCAAAATCGTCCTGACTCATGTTCTCAAAACCACTCTGAGCGTCCTGCTCAAAGTCACCTGCCAATGCCAAAGCGTTGGTCTCTTTTACTGCTACTTCGTTTTTAGCCATTTTAATTTCCTTAGATCATGCTGATTTGATGGTTGCTTTTTGGCCCACGTATGCGCCAAATAGCTCGGTTGGGAACTCGTTGCCGCGTTCCACTTGCTCTCGAACCCAAGCTTTCAAGGTCTGGGGTTCGATTTTCTGCGCTTGCTCAACTGGATAGTTTTTCTCACGCAGATCGCTCAGTAATGTGTCGCACAGTTGGTCTTCACCACGACCAAACCGCACTGACACAGTGTTCTTAATGATGTCATCAAAGCCATGCTCGCGCAGCCACTCGTAAGCTTGAGCGCGCTTTTCTTCCTTGATGCTTGCACTATAGAAAGGCTTGATGTCGATCTGGCTGCCATCAGCCATCTTAAAAGACTTCATGCCAAGGCCATCAAGCATTGCAGGGATGGTGTCCTCTAACAACTTGCGTTGTTGTTCCTTGCGCTCTTTGAGCACATCTTCAATGTCATCAATTTCCTTTTCCAACTCCTTGGCTCGTTTAGCCAAAGCGCCAACGGAAGACAGGTCTTCGTTCTTGACTTGCAGTGCGCCTGCATCTTCTTCAAATATATTGACGTTAGTCATCTCTTTCTCCATTCTCTGTGATATCAATCTTAACTGGGATATACATCTTTTCACGACGATCCCACTTTAAAACACTAAATCGGCCTGAGTTGTATGCTGCAGCAACTGCGCATGCAAGCCCGATGGCCACGGGGTCTCCGGCTAAAAGCAAAAAGTCACGGTCAGAGAAGCTGCGAAGCTTTCGCCTTAGCAGCCTGACTGTCGGTACTGTGGAAAATGCAATCTGGACATTTGACGGCAGTAACACCGTTGGGTCTCCAAATTTCATTGCCCCTGCAATATCATGATTTGGCATCTCTTGTACGACGTACACCAGAGGGAAATGCTCAGTAGTTGTTGACATGTTTTACGCTATCCTTTCTTTAAACGTGCATTTAGTGTACACTGTGTTTTGGGTGTGTCAACACCTTTTTAAAAAGAAAGTTAGAAAGATATGGATTATTTTTTAAACCAGTACCCGTTCAAGAACAAACCGTTCGTCCACCAAGCTGCATTTCTGCAGCGCTTCTGGGAGGAAAAAGAAGTTGCATTGTTTGCAGAGATGGGCACGGGAAAGAGCTTTATGCTCATCAACAACGCAGCCATGCTATACGACAAGGGCAAGATCAACTCCATGCTTATCGTAGCGCCAAAGGGGGTATACCGCAATTGGTATACATCCGAATTGCCAAAGCATATGCCAGAGCACGTTCCGACGACTGTGGCCTGTTGGTCGCCTACGCCTCGCAAGGCGGAGCGTGAGCAAATGGACAAGATGATGAATGCCGTGGACACCATGCGCATCCTGATCATGAACATTGAAGCATTCAGCACAGAGAAAGGTGTAGCCCATGCGCGCACATTTTTGAGAGTGACAAACGCATTCATGGCCGTCGATGAAAGCACGACGATTAAGACCCCAACAGCCAAGCGCACCAAGAGCATTATCAAGGTGGCCCGTGATGCGCGGTACAGGAGAATTGCAACAGGCTCCCCTGTAACCAAGTCACCGCTTGATCTGTACAGCCAGTGCGAGTTCCTCGGGCCGGAATGCTTAAACAGCTACAGCTACTACGCATTCCAAGCACGCTATGCCATTCTGGTTGAGCGCAAGATGCCTACACATACGTTCAAGCAGATCGTGGGCTACAGACACTTGGATGAGTTGCAGCAAAAGCTCAACCGCTTCTCATTTCGCGTGACCAAGGACGAATGCTTGGACCTCCCTGACAAGGTGTTCGTTAGGCGTGAGATTGAACTCACCAAGGAACAAACCACGTACTACAACCAAATGAAACTGATGGCTCTTGCTATGGTTGATGGCAACCTGATGTCCACCAACAATGCGCTGACTCAGATCATGCGGCTGCACCAGATTTGCTGTGGTCACGTCAAGCTTGACGACGGGCAGCAGATCGATATCCCAAACAATCGTGTGAACGAATTGATTGGTACTCTTGAAGAATGTAGTGGAAAAGTAATCATCTGGGCCAATTACCGACGGGACATAGAAAACATTCGGCTTGCCATTCAAAAAGAATACGGCATGACCTCTGTAGCTACATACTACGGAGACACGGAAGCTGAGGATCGCCAAGAGATCGTTACACAATTCCAAGATCCAAACTCAGATTTGCGTTTCTTTGTGGGCAACCCAAGCACCGGCGGCTACGGCATTACCTTGACAGAGGCAAAGACTGTGATTTACTACAGCAATAGCTTTGACTTAGAAAAGCGTTTGCAGTCAGAGGACAGGGCGCACCGTATCGGGCAGACAGACAAGGTGACTTACATCGACTTTGTATCGCCCAACACCGTGGATGAGCACATCGTCAAGGCGCTACGCAACAAAATCAATATCGCAAGCGCTGTGCTTGGCGAAGAAATCAAAGAATGGATCAAATGATGCAACTCATACCAATACGCAAGAAGTACGTCTATCCCAAACTAGTACGCATCGACTCTGAGCAAGGGCGCACTTATACGTTGGATGGGCAGCCGGCCGTGCCCAGTGTGACAACCATCCTGTCGGGCACAAAAGATAAATCACACCTCGATGCGTGGGCCGCGAGGGTTGGTTTGGAAGAAGCGGACCGTATCAGAAATGATGCAGCAACTGTGGGCACGCACATGCACGGTGTTGTGGAAAGACTGCTGCTGAACAGACCGCTAGAGACCCCGCGCACTTGGCTCGCGGTCAAGGGATACTGGATGGGGTATAAGTTGATTGAAACGTTCATGCCGCACGTGAACGAAGTGTGGGGCACAGAGATACCGCTGTACTACCCCGAGAAGTATGCCGGCACGTCAGACTGCATTGGTGTGTACAAAGATCACTCTGCAATTATTGATTTTAAGCAGACCAACAAAATGAAGCAGCGCAAGTGGATTGAGGACTACTTTGTGCAGCTTGCGGCGTATGCCTTGGCGCACGATGTATCGCATGGAACCAAGATTGAGCAAGGGGTGATCATGATGGTTGCTCAGAACGGCGAGACACAGGAGTTTGTGACATGTGGCCGTGAGTTTGACAACTATAAGGACATGTGGATGCGCAGGGTTGAAAGCTTCATAAAAAATAGCCCCGAAGCGTGAGCCTCGGGGCCTAAATCCAACCTAGGCAACCTCAACTAACAAAATCATTTTGCACGTGCTGCGCGCATGTTGTCAACTAAATTTGGGTAGGGTCTGCCCGCTTTTTTTGCAGCCGCCTTGGCAGATGCTTTCTTGGCGGGAGTCAGGGCTTTTGGTTTGCCCAAACCTTTTGGTCGCGCTTTATCCCAGACTTCTTTTTTCATCGTAAGAACCTCAGTTTGTAAAGTGTACTTAAGTACGTTGCAAGGGCATCATCAATCAGGTTTTGAATGACTGTATCTGACTTGTCCACTGCGTTATAGCGCAGCTTTTCAATGTCATCCATTTGCTTTTCCAAGCACTTGATGATGTCGCCCTCATCCTCGTACTTGAGATAGGGAATTTCAATCAAGCCGTGGCGGCCCTGATAGGCTTCAGTGATGGTATCGCCATGTTCACCCACTGCAGGGTAAAACTCACCCAAGGCCATGTGTTTAGAGAAGCTGCCCGCGCCTGTTGCGGCCAAGTGCGCACGGTGCGCTATTTCGCGGCTCAAAAACAGCGTGGCAACCAGTCGTCCAATCATTTCCATGTCGTAACTCCGTTATCTTTGTTGACCTTGTAGCTGGGCTTGGCGCTGCTGCAGCAATCCACTGATCGGGTCATTGGGGAACATTGAAGGATACATCAATGGAATATTGCCCGCACCACCTCCGGGCTGCACAGCAGGCGCTGTTGGCAGGCGGGGGTTGAAGTTTGTTCCACGTGTTGGCGGAGCAGGCGGCATCTTCTTCAGCATCTGCTGGGCGCTTGTTCCGGGGACCACGGGCAGGCTGGGCATATTACCGACTGCTTCTGGCTGATCACTGATTGCTGTTTGTGCGGCAGTCTGTGCGGTAACGCGTTTCATGTTGGGCAGGTAGGCAGACTTTGGAATGCCAATCTTCTCCAACTCAGCCGCCAACTTTTGTGCATCCTGTGGTGTGCCCACATGCGTGATCCGCTTGGCAAACTCTGCGTCTTCCAAAGCTCTGGTGAAAATACGTTGGTAAATCTGGTTCTCCAAACCACCCGCCATACGCAGCATTACCGCCAAAGCACCCGTGGAGGGGGCTATACGACCTACAGCGGCCTCGCGGGCCGTGGTTGTGAGGAACTGCACACCTGCGCCAAATAAACGCTTTAACTGCTGATCTGAAGTTTCAAAAATAGGGATCTGTCCAGTTACGTCGGCAAAGGCATTCACACGGCGCTGCAAATCAGCCAATGTTTTGAGGTCGTCCAAGTGGGCTGTATTTTTAAACAGTATCTTGAGCGAGCCTTCGTTGTTGTCGATAAACGACTTAAGCGCGCCACCTTTTTGGGCACCCCCAGTTGCCACGTCAAACACAGAACGGCGCAAGGCTGCCAGCATTTCTGGATCTTTTTCCACACCACGCACCAATGTCTGCATAGTTGCAGGATCACGCAGGGCAGTTTGCAGTGTTTGTGCAGGGTCAGCACCGGGGCGTGTTGCTTTGGCAAGCAAGCTATCAAGCTCTTGGTCCTTAGCACCTACACGGCGGGCATCGATCTCGCCCAAACGGGTTACAAAATCATCAGCCAGCTTTACTTCGTCTTGCAGCTTCATTTGCAAGTTAGCAGGCAGGGCTTCAACAATGTTTTTATTCTTGTCCAAAACTTGGCGGATCTTTTGGGGATCGACCAAACCGTCAGCGCCAACAACGTTTTTACTACGCAGCCAATCAATTGTTCCTCGCTCCATGATGGAGGTAGCTTGGGGTGATCCACTGACAGCAAGCTGCAACTGTTTTAAGTTGTCGGCACTGGAGAAAGCAGTCTGGAGCAAGCGTTCGTTGGGCAAAAGGAATTCATCGCCGCCACGTGTCTTCTGTGTCAACAGCAGGGGAAGGTTCTTTTCGTAGGCAGCAGCATAGTCCTCTAAGACCATCTTCATGCCATCGTACTCTTGCTTGATCCGCGGGACGTTGTTCAGCACAAGGCCTTCAATGTCCTTGTAGACGGCGTTGCCTGTGTCGATGTGACGCTGTGCATCCTGAATACGGCTGCTACCTCGCTTCATTGAGCCGTTGTAATTGATCACAGACTGATTGCGGAAACGCATAGCAGACTGCAAATAGTCAAGCGCCTCTGGCAAATTCAAATCAATAGCTGTATTTGCTTCAGCAACACGTGCTGCATCGGCTTTAAGCTGTGTGGGGTTAATCACAATATTGCGACCCGGCACAATCGCACGAATGGAGATGTTGCCCTTTGCATCAGGCAGAGGCAACAATTCACTCAGGCTTGCAGTTTTGCGGCCGGTCTTTGGTTTCTCACCACGGACGGCAGAAAGCACCGCATCCCGTAGGCCTGAAAGCATGTCAGGGTCTAGTGTTTTACCAAGGCCGGCAAGCTGATCACCAATTGCTTGATCAGTCAATTGCACCAACATATCTGCCTCGGCTTTTTCCCGAGCAATTTCCTGTGTGCGCACAAACTTTTGCAGCAAACGAATAGGCTCAGGAATCTGCACGCTCATTGATGGGCGCTCTGGGGAATACTTGGAGATCAATTCTTTGGCAGCAGACTCAATATCCCGGGCAGGGAACAAGGAAACACCTTGATCACGCGTAGGCATTGGCAAACCTTCTGGCGACACGGCCTGCTTCAAGCCCATGCGGCGCAAAATATTGCCGCGTGCTTTGGCATCCATTTCCATACGGGCCATCAAAGTACCGCGCAGTTCATCATTCAATAGATCAATGTTCTGTGGTCCTAGGCGCTCGGAGATTGACATTACTTCCGCATCTGTCAGGTCCTTTTGGTTCTTCAGCAAGCTCTCAAAGAACTGTTGACGATCTGCTTGGGCCGCGGTGAACGCTTCTTGAATAGGCTTGCGTGCTTCTGGAGAGAAGCTTGAGAACAAACTGTCCAGCGCCTGCTGGTTCTTGTTGATGCGCTCTTTGGTGATCTCCAACTCCTTGGGGCCAAGCTGCTGCAGGAGTTCTGCTTTGCGCTGCACCAAAGGTGAATACATTGTCTTCTCAGCAGCATCAAACATGAAACCCGCATTTGCAACGCGGGGATCCGCCAAGGCGGCTTCAAGTTGCTTCAATGCTTGCTGTGCTTCGGGGCTCTCGGAGATAGGGCCAAACACCTGTGCCAACTTGCTCTCCGCACGTTTCATCAGTATGGTTGGGAGCACGTTGATGATAGGCAGCTTGTACATGCCGGGCAGGCCCTGCAGTGTTTCTTTTTCAATCTCACCCAGACCGCTTGATACGCCTTTGATTTTGTCAGAGATCCACTTCACACCACGCACAGAGGGCAGGTTTGCGGCAGCTACAGGAAGACCGATGAATGCTGCTGCAGGGAGCAACTCTTCATAGATCTTCTTGTAGGGGTTGCTGTCGTCTACTGTTTCTTTAACCGTTTGACGAAGTCCTTCGTAGCCTGCACCAAACGCGATATCCAAAGCTGCAGCCGTTCTCGGACTTTGTTGAACATATTTGATAGCATCATCTGCAATTCCTTTAAGAAGGCCTGTTGCGGGCGTAGCCGCAGAGACAAGCGGTTTCACTGACCCAGCATAGGCAAGAATGCCAGTGAAGGGCATGGTTCCACCAACGCCTTCGCCTACGGCGCGGGCGTAGCGCTCTTCAACGTTCCTTGGGGCTTGTACGCCCTTGTTGAAGAGATTGGTGAATTGGAATACTTGTTTCTCATCCATTCCCATGCCCTTGCCGATAAGGCGCTGAGCAGCATCAGGAATAGCAAAAAGGGCTGAATTAAAGCCCCATGAAAGATTGTTTAGCAGGCCGCTAACACGGTCCCCGCCTTGTGTTTGTACATCTTGCGCAGCCTCGCCACCGGCACGGGGCTCGGTGGTTGTGGTAGGAACGCCCTCAGCACGACCAACAACCTCACCGGTTGCAAAGTCCACCATCTCACCACGGGAATTCATCAAGGTTGGCATTATTGGTTTCCTATCAGGCCACGCAATTGAGTAGGATTAAATTGTTGCACGCTGTTGTTTGGCATCTGGACATAAACCATAGCTTTTGGATCCTGCAACTTACCAATGGTACTACCAAGGAAGTTAAACATCACGCGTTGGCTGTCTTTATCAGAAGGAATAACAAACGGATCGTTTTTTGTACCCGTGTTTGGGGTACGCATTGCATAATCGTTGTTCTCATACCCAAGCTGTGTCAACGTCTGCTGACGTGCATTACGCAGCATGGCTTCTAAACTGGTAAAACCTTTAGCTGCCAATTCTTTGTCCTGAAAGAATGCATTGGGATCAGAAATGTTTTCAGCAGTTTTGCGTGCCCATTCTTGCTCTTGCACTGCAACACGGCCACTGTCGTTGGCAGAAGCAATACTTTTCAAGATGGAATTCATGCCAGAAGATACGCGCTGTGCAGCGTCTGCTTGATTCACGTTAGGACGTACCAGCCCTGTAAAATCAATAGGAACAATCAAGTTGTTGACTTTGTCCACAAACCACGTGCCGGGACTGTACAAACTTGTGTAGGTGCCCTTGAGGTTATCAAGCGTAGACAAGCTGTTGTCCAAAGCACGCAGCGTTGAAGTAAGTTTAACACGCTCTGCTTTGTCTGTTTCCACTGATGTTGGCGCTTGTCCGCGGTTCTCGACAAATGGGTTGTCTGTGTCGCGCAATGTCCAGCGGCTCTGCAAAGCAGACTGCACTGTTGGGTCCTGCGGATTGATCGACACACCAGCAAATCCGCCTTGTTTGGTTTTGGCAACAAGCAAACCGGCACCACCGTCCTCAACAGTAGCACCGCCGTTTTTGGCTTTTTCCAACAACAAACGGAAATCGCCTTTGAGCACTTCCAGCTTTGTCTGCTGAGCGTACTTGTCTTGCTCTTGAACGTCGGTAAACGCCTGTGACAAAGCAGCAGACTTGATCTTGAGATCGCGGTCCTTGGACTGTGCCAAAAGCGCCATAAAGCCCTTGGGCAAGTTAGCTGCAGCTTCGCTTGCAGCCATGGCAAACGTAGGCTGACGACTTGCTCCCAATCTAAAGCCGGCATCTGCCAGCATCAAAAGCGCATTTGTCTTCATATCTTCTTTGTTGTCGCCCAAAATCTCAGAGAACAAAGGTGACAGTTCTGCGTAGCCTTCCTTAATCCGCTCACCACGGGTTTTTTCCTTAAGCGCAGTCTTGATGAAATCCTGAGTAGATTTAGCAGGCGCTTGAGCATCGATTTCTGCTTGTGTAGCAAAATCATTTGGCTGTGCGGCAGTCATGCCCATGGGATTGTATGCAGGCTTCTCTGCAGCGGATGCAGCAGGCGCAGCAGGGGGCTGTGCCATTTGTTGGGTACGAGAAGGCGAAGGCATTTGATCAATAGCCTTCAGTTGCGCCATCTTTTCGTCATAAGCAGCCTGTTGCTCAGGGGTCATTGGAGTGCTGGAATCCTTCATGAAAGGTAATGCCATCAATGACCCTGCACCCAAACCTAAAGCAGGAGACATGCGAGACAAAGCTTCTGTCATACGTGGGTATTCTTGTGCCGCGCGCTGCACACCCATCCTCAAGCCTTCAGTAAACGTAGGGGTCATCAAAGGACCCATCGTTGTGTAAGGAGCGAGCTTTGTTCCAACACCTTCAGCAATCGTGCCGGCAGGTCCTTGGACCAAGGTCTCTCGTCCTTGCACAGATAAGGGCATCGCAGGATTACCACCCGTCATGCGCTGAATTGTTGGTTGAGCGCGCATGGTCAGGTTGCCCAAATATTGGTTCAACGCAGGGCCATACTGCGCGGCCTTATCGCCCATAAATTGAGCAGCACGTGTAAGAGGCGTAATGAGCATACCAGCAGCGGCATGTGCTGGAGGCATGCCATCAGGAGTGGGCGGAGCCTGCTCAGCCCCGCCCTGTGAAAAAGGGCCAGCGCCCTCCATTCCGGGAGGCATTCCTTGTGGTGGCATACCGCCTTGATCGCCCTGTGGGGGCATGCCCATAGGAGGCGGAGCCATCTGCTGACCTTGTGGCAATGCACCAATACCGCCTTGAGGAGCGGCCAGTTGCGCTTGCAGCAAAGCTAAAACTTCTGGGGGCGTTTCTTGCGCAGCCTGATCGCCAACCATTTGCGCTAGTTCTTGCACACGTGCATTCGTAGAACGCATATCACCGCGCAAAGTATTCATCAAGATTTCAGGATTCTGAGGCGTGCGCGCCATCTGTGGCATGTCGCTTTCGGGCTCCTCAGGCATCTCTTCGGGCATTTCATCGTCAAACCCAGCCATGATGCCGCTGTTACGTGACTCTTTTGACAGAGGCATCGCAAACATGGCGCGCTTCAAAATCTCATTCTTCATGATGCGTCCTTAAAACAAGCCACCAGCGGTTTTTGCCGCCGCTGTTGTAGCCAAAATACCTGTGCCTAAACCAGCAATTTGCTGGAATGGGCTTGGAGTGGGTTGGGCAGAAGTTGTGACACCCATCTGAGTAGACGGTGCGCCTTTGTAGATATCAGACAAGAATCCCAACTGCTGATATGGCTGCATATTTTGCTGCAACTGGTTTTGACGACCTGCATCCAATTCGGCCTGCGTTTGTTTTTGCTGCATCGCACCCAAGTTGTACAAGAAGTTAGTATCCTGCTGGCCCATACCTTGTGCAGATTGACCCAAAGCGGCTGCTTGTGTGCCCAAGTTGCCTTGCTGCATGCCTAATGAGCCAAGGCCTTGAGCCATCTGCGAACCAATACCAAACTGGCCCGTGGCCAACGATCCAATACCTTGACCAATGTTATTTAATTGGTTGTACCCCGCCATCTGGTTTTGCTGTTGCTGCTGTGCAGTAGACAAGGCTTGGCCATATCCTTGCTGCATAGCATTTGCAATCGCTTGATTTTGTGTTTGAGCTAAATTACGGCCCAATTCAGCACGTTGAATACCCTCACGGGTACCACCAAAAGCACCTGCTTTTGTAGCTTGCGCCTGCAAACCTTGACCTTGAATCTGCGCTTGACGATTCATTTCGTCAAGTTGTTGCTGCAGTGCAATATTCATGTAGGGGTTCATGTACTGGGAGATTTGCGCCTGCCCAATAGGTTGAGCCGCGCCTAAAGTCCCTTGAGCCGCGAGCCCTGCTAAACCCTGCGCTGCACCGAACTGATTACGTGTATCCGCACCTTGCAAGGTATTAACAGCAGCACCAGTGGTTTGTTGGCCAGCAACTAATTGGTTTGCAGCATTTGATAGATACGGCTGGTATGCACCAATGCCTGCTTCGCCGCCACGAATGGCATCCATCTGATTTTGGGTCATGCCCGCAATCTGATAGTTTGGAGTCAGGAAATTACCTTTCTGAGCAGCAAGGTTGGTTGCATCTACTTGAGCCTTGGAGCTTTGTAAAAGCGCCAGTTTTTGGGCTTCAATCTCCGGGGCTTCCCGGACTATCTGTTCTTGGGTGGAAACTGTTGCGTCTGCCATGAATTAACCTCGTGCTGCGTTTTGTTCAAGTTGATGCATTAACGCATACATGCGTTTTGCGCCTGCGCGTCTGTCGCCTTTGCCTGCTGCGCGAACAGCCTTAGCAGTCATTACGAATTCGCCGTCAGACAGCATTGCAGGGATTGAATCAGAGGTCTCGGTCCCCGGGCCCTCAATTTGACCGTTCCGTCTAGGATAACCTCCTTGAGCCAATCCTGCAATACCACCCATGTTCATTAATTTAGCTTGATTTGCAAAAGGTGAGTAAGCATCTGTGTAGCCTGTTACACCATATTGGCTAGGATTACCCGCCAAAACATTTAATGGTGTTGTTGGGTTAGCGTTTGGAATGTTAGGCAGCATACGCTGAATGTCCGTGCGATTAAACGACACGGCAGGAAGCGCTGATGTTGTAGGCGCAGTAGGAAGCACGGGAGTTACGGGCGTCACCGTGCGGGTGCTGAACTCGCCCAAAGGACCTGTAGGTGACATTAGCTGTGTAATGCCGGTCGTATTGTTGTATGGCTGGGTAATTGGAGTAGTGCTGGGCGCATTGCCTTGCAAAATACCAGCATTTTTAGCCCCGTAATAACGTCCTTGTACTTCAGGCAAACCTGCGCCTGTAGCATAAGCCACTTGCTCAGGTTTCCATCCACGCGAATCCATCCACTCTTGCATTGTTTGGTTGGTAACAGTGGGGCCTGCCGCTTGCAGATCGCCTTGAATGGTGCGGGACAACGCATCTGTAGGAAGATTTGTTGTATTGCGCAAAGTAGAAGACGGCACAGTGACGCCTTTAGTGCCTTGAGCAAAGGTCTGTGGGTTGATGAACCAAGGCGCTTGAATACTAGTTAAACCGCCGGGGGTTGTGGTAACTCCAGTGCTTGTTCCGGTACTTGTGTTAGTACTTGTATTTGTAGTCCTAATAATGCTTGTGTTGGTGCTAACGCTAATACCTGTACCTGTACCTGTAGTTTTATTTCTAACAGCAGCAATCCGGCGATTAAAATCATCCAACTGACTAGTGGTGCCCGTAACACGAGCAATATCGCCAATTGTCCATTTATTGGCATCCATTGCTGCAACAATTTGTGCGTCAGTTAGGCCGGGAGTAAGAAAGAAATTAAAAATGGCTTGATCTGCAGCAGAACGTGTAGTGGTACCTGTTCCAGTTCCGGTGCTGACGGTTGTTGTGGTGGTATTGTTTGCAGCATTAACAGCAGCAATCCGGCGATTAAAGTCATCAAGATTTGCTGTTGTGCCAGTAACGCGGGCAACATCATTGATATTCCACTTATTGGCATTCATTGCCGCCACAATTTGCGCATCTGTCAAATTGGTATTGTTAGCAAAGTAGTTCCAAATGGCTTGATCGGAAGCAGAGCGTGTGTTACCGCCGCCAGTACCCAAATCTGTAATTCCACCACCTGTAACGTTTGTGGTTCCCGCATCGGTAACCAAATCTGTAATTCCACCACCACCACCTGTAACGTTTGTAACTACATCATTGCCGCCACCACTTGTTGTGGTAGTCGTAGTTCCTGCAGGCGCACCTCCAAGAAGAATACTTGGATCAGTACCGGCATTCTCTGCAGATTGATAACGACTAGCAATGTCCGCTGCAACTGATTCATTTGCACCAATAGATCGTGCAAACTGCTCTGGCGTAACACCATATTGATCCATCATTGCCGCAATTTGATTATCGGAATAACCTTTATCGCTATTTGTAGCCCACCAATCCGCCACTTGCTGATCAGTAGCAGTAGCAGGTCCACCATCTTCAAAATGCTGAACTTCACCGCCTGTAGCCATGCCGGGAGGCTTGATCACAGAACCGTTGTAGTACTGAACACCGGGTAAACCCTGAATGTAAAAACGATAAGGATCTGTTTTAAGCAAATCTTTTGCTGATCCGGGGCCCCCGAGCAGTGTTGTTTTAAGTGCGGACTGAGGTACTTTAGATGGACTAAACCCACCAAAAGCACCGATTGCTGCAATACCAGCAGCGGTTGCAGGACCGTAAGTACGCAAAACGCCAGTTTCTGAGTTTGCCGCTTTTAAGGCATCGGCATACGTCATTTTTCCTGTCGTATCTGTACCCAGTATATCTTTGGCGCGTGCAGTGAGTTGTTCAGAAGTAGGTCCGGGACTAAATAAGTCGCCAGCACCTTTTGTAAAGTTTTCAAGACCTTGAGAAAAAGTACCTTCTGTGCCGGGCATCATTTGCATAATGCCTTTGCCGGCAGTAGACAAAGAATCTCCTATGCCGGGGGTGGCATAAGGACCTGCTTGGATTGGAGGGGCCGATTGAATAGGCGGTGCAATAGTGTTGCCTGTTGCAGCAGTAGTTGCACTGGCAGAAGGCGCACCAAACGAGTCGGGCATCATGCTTCTGTCAAACTGCACCGCAGGATTGCTGCCAAATGAGGTTGTTCCGGGAGCCCCGGACCCTGCACCAGTCACAGGTGAAAAGTCAGGATTGACCATGGGTACAGGACTACCAAAACTAGCTACTTTTGGTATTTGTGGATTACCAAAAGAAGCGTCGACAGGCGGGGCTCCTAATGGATTATTGACCATAGCAGCATCACGCGCACCAGTTGTTGTGATGCTATCTGTTGTCAAACTTGGTACTGGAGCCATGCCCGTGGCTTGGCCAGTAGGCGTGATGCTTGGTGCTTGGATACCGGAAGCCGTAGGTGTCATGAAGTTGCTGAACTTGTCCAACTGACCTTGGAACGCGGCTCCGGGGGTTGTAGCACTGCCTGCTTCAAAAGCACCAGCGCCACCTGTTACACCAACTGTTGCGCCTGCAGTTAAACCACCAATAGCTCCAGCTTTCAAAGCTTGGCTCAAGTTACCGCCACCGGCCAGCGTAGCACCTGCACTACCTACAAAACCGCTCACGGCTGCAATACCAGCAGCAGAAGTTACGCCCATGAAGCTTGCTGCTGCAGGGCCTAAAAAGAAGCCAAGGGCCACGGTTGTAATAATACGACCGACGGTGCTGCTTGCAAAATCCTTAACAACATTGCCCACTGCTTTAAACGCGTTGCCAATTTCCTTAAACAAGTTAAAGAACTCGGGCAGTCCCGTTTTGGGATTGATCGTGCCGCTACCGCCCTTGCGACGAAGCATGCGTGCTTCGGCAGGTGTGATGTGGGCCAGCATGGTGTCACCGTTGCGACCATAATTAGAAATGGCCTTGGAGACAGGAGTCAGTTCGGCAATGCCGCCTTTAGCAAATGCTTGCTCACCACTGGGCGCGCCAATCATTTGGTCTACGGCCATGTTCAAAGCACTGAAAAAATGCGCATCAAACTGCTCTGGCAAGATTTCGTCAGGCGCACCCATCTCTTTGTACTTGGCACGGATCTGGGCATACTGCTTTGGGTTGGCCAGAATCTCATCAACCATGTTGTTGAGTAGATCAAGCGCCTCGGGAGGCATTTGAATTTGATCTAAAGCAGACTTGAACTTAGCGACTTCCTGTGGATCAACCTGTTCAGCACCCGCTAAAACTTGATCGCCAAATTCCTTAGGTGACACAGATTGACGCATTTGGTCATACACCGCCATCGTATTAGGATCAGCAAAAGGATTTGCGCCTTGTTGTGGCGTTTCCATTGGGGCTTGAGGTGCTGTGGCCATGTTACTTCCTTGGGGGAAAATGTTTGTTTGATTGTATTACGTTGGCAGCGCCGACACAAATGAAAGTGTAGCTACGACGGATGCTGTAGACGGTTTAGTTGGTGTCCCAGAAGCCGCATAAGTTTCTATGGTTACAGATGCATTGGTTGTAGACCAATAAATTTGCACGTAATCGCCTGCGCTCATAGACAAAAAGTAGTTCCAACCTTTGATGTCGTGAAACGGAACACCCGCACTTTTTCTAGCGGGCATACCAACTTTCCCTGTAGAACCGACTATGTCTGTGCCATTTTGTTTAAGCCAGATAAATACATCTTGCGGTGCGTTATCCAAATTCTGTAACTGCGCGCTAAACTGCAAGTTATAAATACCGGCGTTTGCTACCGTCATCTTTGAGCCAGTAACTAAAGTTACCGTGTTTGAGAAGTCCGTGGTGTTTAGGGACATCAACGTAGCTGTATTAACTGTCGTTGTTTGAGATGTAAAGTTTGAAAAAGCCCCGTAAGGAAGCCGTATTCCAGCGCCTCCTGAAGATGTAACCAACTGCGCCAGCAAGTTATCCAACCGGTTGAAGTACAACCGCAAAACGTTATTTAGTTGGTCTTGATACTGGCGGTTATATTCCGTTGTTGCCAAGGGCAAGCTAGGAGCCGCAATTTTGCTAAGCTCCGTTTCAGACGTGATGATGTAACTCATCGTCTGCCGTCCTGCCTGAGGTCAATACGTGTAGCGCCTAACTGCCACGTTGTTCCAAGCTGGTTAGAGCCAATCTTTAAAATCATCTGACGGCCCCTTACACGAGTATAAACCTGACCCGTAAAGCCCTCAGTGATTACATATTGCGCGCCTGTTAATTGATCAACGTTTGCCGCAACCGGTGTGCCTGTCCCAGAGCCAGAGTTTTGCATTGGGTACAAAGTCATCGTAAGCTGCGGCGTAGGGCTGGCATCAGAGCCGGAGAATGTCAAGTCAGGCAACATGCGCCAAACAAAACCAAAGTTATTGCCGTCGCCAATATCAAACTCAGACGAAGAAATATAAGCTTCAATTGCAACCGGAGTACCAGTTCCATTGTCATCATTGCCATATTCTTGATTAACAACATTGCCTGTTGTAGCCGTTAATGGGTTTGCAGCAATAGGGTAATCCCTTAGGCCCGAATCTAGCCAAGCGGTGCGGCCCATTGTGCCATAGTACCAAGTATTTTCAAGGTAGTTATAAACCACATATTTGTCAATTGCCGTGCTGTTAGCCGAGCAATAGAACCACCAAACTTCGTTGAAGCCCTCGTTTGTGCTACCAAAAACTTGTTGGTTTTGCCCCAAGTTAATGTCTTGGTAAATGAATTTGCGCAAGTCGCAGTTCAACGTATTGACCCGGCCATCATAGGAATAGAACTTATCTGTCCCCATCCAGTACACGACACCAGATGCTTGAGCCACGGCGTTTTGGCCAAGAATAGAAATATTATCACCTAGCAGTTGAACGCCCCAAACGTAGGGTGGGCCAAGATATTGCAATGAGTACAGCGTGGAGTCAGTCCAAACCACAATCTCCTGACGGGTCTGGATAGCTGTAACAATAGTTGCGCCGTGCGACAAGCGCACACTGCCTGCTTGATTGGTGGCTGTTGGAGTCCAATCTGCTACAGATTCTTGATCCGACCAGCGAATCAGCATAGGATCTTGTACTGTTGGCGTAGAAGACAACGGGTCATTCGTGCCAAACGCAAACACAAACCGACTGACATCAGATACATAAATAAAGTTCTGCATCAGCGGCACATCAGATGCGCCCGCTAATGATGTTACAGGAATTGCATTTGGCAAAATGTAATGCGATCCTGATTGCGTACCTGATGTAATAATTGCCGCCCCACCCGCAGTCAAAGATAAGTTAAATGTTGTTCCACCCGTACCTTTAACATAATAGATAGTTCCTACACTTAAGCCTGTAGGCAAAGCGGAAGGATAACCTGTGTTAGTCAAAATAATTGGGGTTTTATCAAGCAAACTAATGGTGGATGTAACCACTGCAGGCGAAGCAATTGTGATAGTAACTATTGATGGGGCCAAACCAAACGCAGCATCCCAATAGTAAATGGGGCTACCGCGGAAACCAAGAATTAAATCCTCACCAAAGTTATTTTGGCTCCATAAACGCAAAGCTGCAGTGGAAGTTCCACCAAAACCCCAACTGCCCGCATTCCACGCGCCCGCACCCCAGCCGGTTAGCGGAACTTCAACAGGCAAACCAACGTTGATTTCATACACAGCTTGGACCGTGGTCCCTCCGCCTGCTGCAACGGTTGAAGTAGCTGCAGTGGCTGCTGTGATGGTGTAAGAATTACCATCGATAAGAGTTATTTGGTATTCGTTATTTAAGTTTAATCCGCCAACTGTAGCTACGTTGCTAAACGTGACAAAGTCACCATTAACTGCACCATGCGTGGCATGAGTCACGGTAACTGTCGTGCTTAAGTTTGTTGTCTTAAACGGGTTGCTAAGTACTGCAGCAGACCGAATAGGGGTAATATCGTAATACTGCCCACCGTTTTCAATATAGAACTTAAGGTTTGTGCCGACGCCAAGCAGGTTGAGGTTGGCAAGCGTAATCCAGTTCCATAGTGAGCGACAAGTGCCCAAGAAGCTAGACACGGAAATGCGCGCCCAACCGCCAATCTTCTCAGGAGTGCCTTGGCGAAACCGTACCTTGTCGGACTGATACCACCCGCCCTCGTTTGTGTAGCGAGTATTTTCACGGTTGACGCCCGGTTTCAGAAGAAGTTTTTGTAATGGCATCGGTCAATCCAGTAGGGCGCACTCAGCCGTGCGTCGTTTTAATAGCCCCGGCAGTACCCGACCGCCACCTTTAGTCCAGAGCATCAGTTGTTCTTTTGCCCCTTCCCAATCATTGGCATTGATTTTCCTCTTTAACGTGGAAGTCTGCAAGCGTCCTGTGCCCAAGTTATAACAAAAATCCACGATGGCGTTGCACTTGCGAACGTCTGTAATCAGGCCGGGACAGTTACGCAGAACACCGGGTAAGTACGTATGTTCTAACTCAATCATTAAAAGCGCCCGTGCTGTGGGTTCATCCATCGGTGCATCTTCCAAAGTTACCTTGCGTTTGTCTGCGTAGTAGGTAGAACCATAGCCAATCGTAGCCACACCAGCCGGACAAAGGTAGGGCTTGGCCCGATACCCCTCATACCGGCGGCACAGTTCAGCGGCTAACTCTAGGTTCATAGCCCACGTTTAGCTAAAGTACGGTCGAGAAACCAGAAATTTATTGTCCCGCCCAGCAACGCTGAGAAATCAGGCGACATGAACAGTTTAAACACTTCAGTTGCATCAAGCCCTGAGTTCATGCTTGACCACGCATACCAGATGTGAATGAACGTCCAAATCAACAGAATCCAATATGTAACTACAGGACGCACAGAAGCTGACAGACTAGCCGCCCACCCACCAGCGGCTTTTACCATTGTGGCTTGTTGTTCTATGGCAGACTGAAACGCATCCATAACACCTACGTCAACAGCGGCTTCACGTTGTGCGCCAATCTCGGCCAACTTCTGCTGACCACGTAGCGTTTCCAATTCACACTGTCGTGCAAACATATTGAGTTCATGCTGACGCTCGTTCTTCTTATCAAAGAACTTCAGAACCTCGGGGGCCAGACGGAACACACCGCCAAAAATGGAGCCTAATAAGCCTCCGGAAAGAATGTCTAACATAGTTATTCCTTACATTTGTGATGCGGTTTATGTTCATCTGCCATCAGTTTGATACCAGACAGGAACCCAATCATGCCGCCTATAAGAGTAGAAAAAGCGGGTGAAAGCATCTTGAATATCTCGTGGTTGTCCACCTGTTTTGCCCATAATCCAAGGAGAAACGCCACGACCATAGCCAAGACGCAGATGCACAGGGTGGTGCTTACCATTAGCGTGACGTACAGCGTCAGCTTCTCTTTCGTGTCCGGTATCGGTGCTTCTGGCTTTTTGGTCATACATAAATATCCAGCTTACGGTTTGTAAATATCTCCATACGGAGCCGGTCTTGCACTGTCTTCTTACAGTAAATCTCAAACCCTATGTCCTGCAACTGAGTCTGCTGTTTCTTAGCCAACTCATTTGCCTTGTTCATTTCGTGCTGTTTCTCTAGCTTCTTCTGGGCAAGGTCATGCTTGTCTGGATACCCGGACGGCTGAACGGTCGGAAATAATTTGATGGTGTCGATCATTTCTTTTCACGCTCAAGTGCATCCTTGTATCCATGAACAACTTTGGCTCTAAGCTCTGCCGAATCCGCCGCGCCAGCCCACTCTGATAAGTTGTTCCAAATCACCACATAGTCCGAAGCCTTGCAGTGCTGTGCATTGTTTGTCAGCCACATAGACATCTGCTGGTGACGCTCGGACGGGTTGTGAATTGTGTAGCCAATTCCATAGAACTCGCGCACATGACAGCCATTCTTGGCTACGGCTCCAACCAGCCCCAATAACAGTAACAGTATGAGCCAACGCATGAGTCATTGCCATATCCATAAAATCATGTAAGTGCCAAAGATGACGAAGGCCGCTATACAGGCCGCCGCAATGAAAGCTTCAGCCCAGTCCCACATGGCTGTTACGCCCAAGAGACATTACCTGTCCCTGCTGTGATTGTTGTAACCTTAAAAGCGCCATCTGTAGCAGTTGTGCCTGTTAGTCCAGCGCCAATTGTGATTGTGAGAGTGCTACCGTATCTAAGAATAACTACACCCGAACCACCAGCGCCAGATAAACCACCATAATTATTATTAGCACCGCCACCGCCACTACCTGTGTTTGCAGTCCCGGCTACACCATTTGGAGTTATGTTGGTGTTAGCGCCAGCCCCGCCGCCTCCAGCACCACCAGAACCAGCAGTTTGGGTTCCGGGGTTTCCTAAACAAGTACCACCACCGCCACCTGCTCGGAATACAGAAGTACCAGTAATAGTTGATGCGACACCTGTTCCACCAGAGCCAGCCGTGCCACTAGAAGTTCCTGTTGCATTACCCCCAACAGCGCCTGCGCCGCCACCGCCACCGCCCAAACCTGAGACTCCACTGCCATAATCATCTACACCAGTGCCGCCTGCATAACCTTGGTTTGCTGTTCCTGTTCCCGGAGGCCCGCTCTGAGCAGTTTGATAACCACTTGAGCCTCCACCTGAAGCGCCATTTTTAGACCCGCCTCCAGCTTCAGTATATCCACCACCTGCACCGCCGCCAACAGAAGTAATAGCATTAAATACTGAAGATGAACCAACATTTCCATTTTGAGCCGCAGTAATTGCTGCGCCGCCAGCGCCAACTGTTACCGTGTAATTAGTTGAAGGGGTGTATGCAAATGCAGATTCTGCCGCGCCCCCGCCACCAGATGGGCCGTAAGATGTTCTATAGCCACCAGCACCCGCACCACCACCCGCACGATTACTTTGAGTACCTCCAGAACCACCACCACCAATAACAAGAAAATCAATTGTTGTTGGAAGAGCATTACCTGCTGTAGGCCATTGGCCTAGCTTTGTCCAATAAGCTTGTTCTTCTAGCGTCCATACACCTGAAGCCGTACTTGTTTGATACGGGCCACCGGGCGTTACGGGGGTCTTGGTTATTAGACCACCGGGATATTGCTTAGACATTAGTCACCTCAACCCATGAAGATAAAACGGTTGACTCATTCCAACGAAAAATTTTACCTTCTTCAACAGGCATTGGTGTTGGGGGTTCCCAAGTGCAACTTGTTTCGTTTAATACCCAAGAGAAAAAAGGCTTGGGCGGGATAAAAGCATCTCGTCCAGCATCGTATGTGTAGCCAATACCAGCGTAGTTTTTACGTAATGGTGTGCCGCCGTTGTTATGAACGCCGCCATAAGTGTTGTAGCTTGTACGCTTGCAAGTCTGACCACGAAACTCGCCGTAGTGTTGCTCCCAATCAATACCGCCTTCGCCTTCATCTTTGCCTACAATGACTTCGGTAACACGGTTGTCTGAATCTAAAAATGCGTAATGGGCCATGTTTATTCCTTAGAAAGTAATAGTGCCTGTACCAGCAGTAAATCTATATACCCTATAACCAGCACGAGTTGGTTGGGTATATGTTAAACCACCGCCAATTGAAGAAATGGCTGGATACGTATTTGGGTAAGCAATGACAACAATACCAGAACCCCCATTCCACCCTTGACTTCCGGCATTAGCAGTTCTAGAACCACCGCCACCATTTCCTGAATTACCTGTGGCATCTCCGCTAACGGTGCTTGAGTAGTAACCTTGACCACCAGCCGCATAAGTAGCAGGAGAACCTGTCTCAATAGACGATGCCGCGCCCGCTCCGCCAAGACCGCCATAAGGCGAACTATTTCCTGTATCGTAGTTTGTAACACTAACGCCAACTGCACCAGCCCCACCACCGCCAGCACCTAGCCAGCCTTGGTAAGTACCTGTATTGGTTGATGTGCCGCCGTTATATCCTTGCCCTGATGTCGCCGTTCCACCTGCTACAACTTGCGCTGTACTTGTAGAACCAATTGAAGCACCGCCGCCAGAACCACCAGAGCCGCCAACATTGGTAGACCCTGCACCAAAACCACCGCCTATTGCAGTTAGTCCTGTTATCAGAGAATTTGTTCCGGGAGAGGCATTACCATAAACTTGATAATTTAGGCTTCCGCCAGCGCCTACAGTGACTGTGTAAGAGCCTGAAAATACAGTTGTTCCGGTTAACATACCACCACCGCCACCACCTCCGCCTGACCCGCCACCACCACCAGCAACAATCAAATATTCCATATACGCTAGAACAGGGGTCACGCTATTTGATGCCGCGCTTGCTGGCCCTGTACCTGATGCATTTGTTGCGGTTACAGTAAACGTGTATGCCGTCCCATTAGACAAACCAGATACTGTAATAGGGGAGGCTGAACCTGTACCAGTGATTCCACCGGGGCTTGATGTAACTGTGTAGCCAGTAATGGTTGCTGGAATACCCAAATTGCTAGGTGCTGTAAAAGTAACAGACGCAGAGGCATTCCCAGCCGTAGCAGTTCCAATGGTGGGAGCACCGGGAGCAGAAGGCCAAAGACTAGCCGCAAGAGCCTGCATCTGTTGCCTTGATGTCCACATTCCTGAATAAATAGGCATTATGTATCCTGTAAGTATAAAAATTTATCTGTACAGATAATAGTGAGAACCTGCAATTGTTGGGTCGCCATCACCCATAAAATAAACAAACCCTTCGGTGTGTTTAACAATAATGGTTCTACTATAGGGGTCATTGATTGCGCCAGCGGCTGTGTTAACAGAACCGAAATTACCAAAATTTACAACTAAAACTAATGCGCCTGTATTGTTATTCCAGCACCACAACCGACATGGGAGATTGTTGTAGCTATTCGCAAAATCTATCATAATTTCATTGGTTAATAATGGCGGCCTCCACCACATATAGCCACAGTCATTACTACCTTGACCAACACCATCATAGGTTTGAACAGTTGATGCTCCATTCCAATTAGTAAATGCGTTTGTGACAATACCCGGATAGGTTTGTGCGGCCTTGTTGCCATCCGCATACCAATTTGCAAAACCCGGCCCCGAACCGTTATTAAAAACAAGCGCATCAGTTTGAAATGAACCGGGTTTCAAAAGATTATTACTAGCGGAGTAATTATTTGTAAACGTAATTGCATTGGCACTAGTACCAGAATTTATTACGGTTCCATTTAAATTAGTAAAATAAATTGGTATTCCATCAGCAGTAGTGTATGCAGGGTTTGAACTTGCGCCACTTCCGGGAAATCCTATACGATTATAAGTACTCCAACGTGTTGGCGTTCCATATCCTAAATTAGCGGCAATGTACCAGTTATAGCCAAGAGCATCTGTACAGTAATAAGTGTGTGAATCTAAAGTTGTACTAGTGCCCAAACCTTGATTTGAAGATGGCCCCATCAATTTATAAGCTGTGCCATTTACAGTGCCGGTTGGGGAAGTTATGTAACTACTTGCGCCTTGAGCAATATAGATTGGTAAAGCGGTTGGAGTAAGAGCAGGAGTTACGCTATTAGAGGCCGCACTTAATGGGCCTGACCCGTAAGCATTTGTAGCCAACACTTTAAGTGTGTACGCCGTACCATTGGACAAGCCGCCAACTGTAATTGGTGAAGATGTGCCTGTGCCCGTACCGCCGCCGGGAGTGGCAATTGCTGTGTATCCCGTAATAGCTCCACCACCTATATCAGCAGGTGCTGTAAAAGCTATAGATACAGACGCATCTCCGGCTGTAGCCGTGCCAATGGTAGGCGCATCAGGTACTTTCAACCCGTTATAGGAGGCGGTAATGAAGCCGGCTTGGTAGCGTTGGGACATCTTCTACCCCGATCAGGAAATTACTTCGTAGCTTACTGAATATGTGATACCGCTGGCTGTGCCTGAAGTGATGGAAATGCAAGAGCCTTCCATCAAATACAAAGCCGTTGTTTTGTCTGCAACAATCAATGAAGCATTTGCAGGCACTGAAACTGTAGACACAATTGGGTAAGCCGTACCGCCACTAGGAGCAGAGCCTTGAGCTACTGCGCCATTAGTGTAAATAGACACCGTTGCATTCACTGCCGCAGAGCCGTTAACGTTGGCCGCTACGATTTGGTTGATCTTATAAACTTGACCGCTTGAAGCGGCGTTAGTTACAAGCACAACAGCAGTAGTTCCACCGGGCGTGTAGTATGTGGTTGTGCCGGATGCTGTGGTCGCGGCTAAGAGGTTTGGATTTGCCATGATAGTTCCTTAGAAACCAAAGATGAAAGAGATCATTGTGGCCTTGGCTTGGGATGTGCCAGCGGCTGGAATTGCTTGAAAAGTGGGGGCCGCGCCAGAGTTAGCAGTTAATACATACCCTGCTGTGCCTGCCGCAGTCGTAGCCAATGCAGTTGTAGTAGAGGCATAAGTTACACCATACTGTGTAAACGCACCGTTTTGTCCTGTACCGCCTGATGTATTAGGGAGTGCAGTTGTAGCTGAAAGAGTAGTAAACGCACCCGCCGCAGGAGTGGTCGCACCTACAGTACCGTTTAAAGCACCTGCAAACCTAGTTGCTGACAGGATTGTGCCATCCCATGTCAAAGCAGAAGAAGCGCCAAATGCACCAGAATTATTAAACTGAACCTGCGTATTTGAGCCAGCAGCTAATCCACCGCCCACATTAACAAAGTTAGTACCATCCCAAGCCACAATAGCCCGTGTACCTGCAACCACAGTAACGCCTGTTCCGGTTACACCTTGGACGGTAATTGACTGGGTACTGCTTTTGTTAATCACTACGTAGGTTTTAGACTGGGCAGGGACTGTAATTGTGCGAGTAACCGTGCCAGCAGCCGTCCATAAAAGAACCGCATACTGAGAGCTATTAGCCGTCAGACCTGTGCTTGCGTATGTGCCTTCTGTAACAGTCAGCGTGATGTCTGCATCGGTGGAGATTGTCTGCGTACCAGCCACCGCAACGTCAACAATCTGCGAGATGGCGTTGTTAACCGTGTCACCCCATTGGCCAGACAACGTGCCTGTGGCCGGAAGGGTTAGACCTATAAGGGATGTCTTTGCCATTTATTGCTCCTACTGAGTAGAAATTACTGTCCAACCGGGCGTTTCGGTGTTACTCACATCAGCCCAGCCCGGTGTTTGTGGATTGCTGATATTCTGCCATGTAACGCCTTGTGTGTCATCAATAATTTCCCACAAGAATCGTCCATTATTTGTTTCTGTTATAGCCATCGTTTCCGACCGGCTTAATCGGTAGTTTGCACCGCCGCCATTTGTTTCGGTAATTGCCGCAAGTTCTGTAATAAATTCTTGGTAATACGTTCCGCCAGTTGTAACGTCAGACGTAACCATTGTCTCAACAATAGAAGCCAGCCAGTTAAATAACTGCTGTTCCGATATAGCCATTGACTCGGTAATGTTACCCAAGAACGTGGCTACAGCCTGCTCAACCGACACAATCGGGTTGGTTTCCGTGACTGAAGCAGTATAGTCAACTTGTACAGATTCCAACGTACTTGTTACTACCGAATCTGCTACCGTGGTCGTATAGGCCGTAGTCGCTGTATTTGCATCTGTCAGCGCCGCTGTTTCAGCAACACTTCTAGCAAACGTAGCCGCTACAGCTTCAGTCGTAGAAGTCGCCGCAGTCTCAATAATTGACTTGGCAAATGTTGCCGCTACCACCTCGGTTGTACTTGTTGCCGTTGTTTCCGTAATAGATACTGGGAACGTGGCTCCCGCTACTTCTGTAGTGGAGGTAACCAAGCTATCCGTTACTGTGCTTGTGTATGCCGTTGTAGCCGCATTGGTTTCAGATATAGCCGCAGTTTCAGTAACCGATCCCAAGAATGCCGTAATAGCTGACTGGGCATCTGTTATGACCGCTGTTTCCGTAACTGAAGCCCCAAAATTAACTGTAGCTTCTTGAGTCTCAAATATGGGGACTGTGCCGCCCCAAGGATCAGTTCCCCAAGTGCCAACCCCCCAAGCCGTAGCTGGGGTCAAATACTCAGTAACGCTTACATCGTAGGTGGTAACTCCACCCCAACCTAAGTCGCCCCAAGCATTATCACCCCAAGCGGCTCCAGCCATGTTATGTCAATGTAGCAGTGTAAGTAACAGCGATGGTGTCGCCAGACACAACAGACTTAGAACTAGAGAAGTCTCCAGCGGAGAACAGTGTGCCAGTCGTTGAATCTTTAGTTGCGCTACCCCCAATGTTGATAAAACATCCGGCCACTGTTCCTGTGCTGGTAATGGAGAACGACACCGCAGAAGATGTTGCTTTGCTACCAGCAGAAGCCGCGCTAAATGATGGCGTAGGACGGTTGCCTGAGTATGTAGGGGCATTGGCTAGGCCAACTTCTAACCATGTGGCGTGTGAGGCTTGCGTATCAGCTACAACTGCTGTACCTGTGCCCTTAAGACCCATTACAACTGCGCCGCCAGCGGTGTTACCCAGCGTGGTGTCCAGTGTAAAGTTCTTGCCCACTGTAGTGACCAAGTTTTCAATGTCATCGGCCCACTTTATAAAACCGTCTACGCTGTAGCAAACAGCATGGTATGTACCGTGGATAGCCATTGTGTCTTCAGGCATTGTGTTGTATTTGGTAGATGCTTGCACCATGTCGGTGGCGGTCATTTTGTCGATAGTCATAGAAGCTCCTTATGAGATGCGGATTAATGCGTTTTCCGGGTTGTTTGTCGGAAGTTGAATGGTAAAAGATTGTCCTAACATGGTCTGGTCTACACCAAAATTAAGCACGCCAACTGATTTTCCTGCCTTAGTAGCGTTGTAAATCAATGCCCCACGCGTTGTAAAAGTTGAACCTACCCATGCAGGATTGGTGAAACTAACATATGCCACTCCCTGTGAAAGAAGGACAGTGACACTTGTTAAAGCTTGACCCGGAGCGGTGTACCCTGTACCAGATACTTCATTTGTGCTGCTGTACACAGTTGTGTCAGGACCTAGCGTAGCCAAGGACGTATACAACGCAATCTTAAACGTATCCGTTGAAAAATCATGCACACCCAGCAACAACTGTTGCTTAAAACTATTGGTAAGTCCTGCTGTGATCATTTATTACCTCACAGCCAATTTAACTTGACCATCACGATAAGCATCACCACGCTGCTTACCATCACCCAAGTTCTTCAGGAGCATCAACGCTTCTTTGTACTTTGTATCGTACAAAACCATCATGTCCTGCTCGCCCTTCATGTAGGTATAGGCTTCCACCAAACAACCATACAAAAGTGCAGAGTCAAAATTATCACCCAGCCACGTTGTTTCTGCAGTCACAATAGACGGTGGATAGTAGTAATAATGCAATTCAGCATAGTAATTATCATCTGGAGTAGGGCCTAAAATAAACGACAATTCAGCGTCATTTGCCGATTGCGGGCCAAAAATAGCGTAATACTTAGGAAGTGCTATGTCACGCGGATTAGGATACACCTCACGAATAAAGTTCACATCTTTATTCAACAAGTACGTGTAGTCGCCTTGGAAAGTCACCGCGCCGGATATAGCACCGCTATTTGCCACACTCAATGTAATGGTTGTGCCATTGATCACTGTGACTACCGCTTCTGTACCAATGTTTGATCCAGCAGCATACTGACCTACAACAATACCAGAAGCGCTTGCAACAACAATTGTAAATTGGCCTGAAGTACCTGTTGCAGTAGTGCTGATAAAAGGATAAACAGCCAAAGAATAGCTGGATAAGTAATCGTTAGGGCATGCCAAATACTTGTTGCCAGAAGACAAAACACCCGTCACGTTTTTGCGCAAGTTGGCAATCTGAACCGAGTTGTAAATCCGCTGCTCAGCTTGCTTTGTAAACGTAGCCAAATCAGTGGCTGTAAACCCCTGATTTTCGGTGTAAGCAATGATGGCAGCTTTTAATTCGGTGTATGTCATGTGATGCTCGTTCTGACTGTTCCAAGAATCGCAGCAGCGACTAATGGTTTGGCATAAGGCATCGGCATCATTCCGATACTAGCAAATGAAGTATCAGCCGTGAACCCGACGTAGACGGTAACTCCAAGTCTACTCTCTGGTCGAGGTTGTTGCAAGGCCTGTGGCTCATTTATTGAGCGCTTTGGCTCCAACTGTGGATGCTTGGGCTCATAGCACTCAGGGCAGACCTTAAAGCCTGTCCATTCCTTGATAAGACGATTAAGTTTGTATCGTTGGCCGCACCTGTCGCACAGCGCAATTGCAAATTTGCCTGATACATACGCCATGGGTTACCTCTGCGTATATGTAGGTACCACAAAGAAGCCCGAGCGCTCACGGTCTTCAGAAGCTGCACGCATAAACTCTTCTTCGTACATTTGCTTGAGCATCATGACACGATCAGGCGCTTTTTTCACTGCCAAGTAGTACGCCAACGCTGCTGCTAAACAAGGCAAGAACCGAAAAGAAATGTCTGCGGTATTTGTAAACCCACCCGCGTTGTCCATGCGGCGAATCGCATAGTAGACAAATGTCCATGTCTGCGTTGAATCAGGAGAAGGATACAAAAATACCTTGGCCGGCACTGTGCGCTGGATATAGTACTGCGCAGGACGTGACTGGGTTAGCTTGTTAGGCACATGCAACCACTCAGCACGGCCTATACGGTCGATTGTGATGTCCTGCTGGGTAGACTGGCCTGCATTGGTCCGAATCACGGCTGAAAGGCCGTCTACGGTGTCTGAAGGCAGGTCATACTCATACGTGCCCGGCGTCAACACCTGCTGGCGCTGCTCAATTGTCCAAAGGTTCAAACCACGGTTTGCCCACTCTGCAAAAATCAAATTAACAGAGCGAAGCGCCGTTTTCATGTCGTAACCGTCGCGCACCTCAATACCGCAGCGCTCATATGCCTCAGCTATGAGGTCATCAAACTGCAGATCAAAATTGGTTACGCCGGAAACAGCCATATCAGTAGATCATCGCTGTGCGAGCACGTGCTGCACCGACACCACGAACGGCAACCTTATCGCCTTGAACGCTCTTTTTAACGTTTTGGCTAAGCGTTTCGCCTTGTGACTGGCCTACACCAGCAACCATGCCGCCTTTAGCAAAACCTTTTTTGGCAATGCCTTCGCCTTTTTTTGCGAGTCCGCCGTCTTTGTATCCATGTTTCATGTCGCCACCTTGTCTAAATTTTTTGCCTTTACTGGCCTTACTAAAATCCATCGCCACAGACTGTGGGATGCCAACCTTTTTTGCAAATGCAGGATTGTGCGCTGCTGCATCCATAAACTTCTTTTGTTTTTTACTGACTGCGGGCATTTGTTGCTCCCATTAAACGGTCTAACTTTTCGTCCAACCTGTCTAGTCTATCCAAAACACGGTTAATGTCCGCATGGACTTCAGCCTTTGTAACGTATTCTTTGGCAAGTTCTTCGCGGGTACGGTTTATCAAAATCTGAAGGCGGTTAAGCTCTTCAGATTTATCCTTTAATACCCACCCAACAAAACCTATAAGAACGGTTAGGCCAACGTTCCACAACATCAGTTCCATTTAGCACTTCCACTTCCGTAAGCTTTTATTAATCCTGCTATCTGGATCCTTGGCGGTCTTCTCGCTTGTATTCTTCTTTCGCATGCCTTCCATACGGGCACAGAAGCTATCTTTGCGAGGACCCCCCTCTGGCTGCGGAGCCTTTAATCCGGGTTTACCCGGATTGGCTTTGTTGTAAGAAGCACGGCCCTTGGCGTTTAGACCGCCACTGGCACTTTTGCCCTCTTTCCGCTGCCAAGCAGGAGTCTTAGCCATTTCAGTACATCTTGCAGGGCTTGTTGCGAGCCAAGCCTACACCACGTGGTGTAGTGGAGCCAGAAGGAGCCACTGTCTTACGTGATGTTTGCTTAGGGCCGCCTTTAGCCATGTTTTGTTTCTGAGCACCGGGCTGAATTTCGCCTTGGTACTGATCGTCTGCCATTTTTGTTGCTCGTCCCATTTTGGACTCCTTATCCGTAGAAAAATGTAACCGATGTGGCGGTCGTAAGGGTCAAATAAGGGTCCGCCAAAAAGACAACCCCATCACCCGGAATTAATATCATCATTGAACCTGTACCCGTAGTGCTGGCAGGCGTGTCAATTTTTATCAATTCAGTGCCACTTGCGCCGCCATCTTTGAAAGAAACGGATCCTGTTGTTGCACCATTAACGATATAAATTGATTTAACACGCGCCCGAGGAACACCAATACCGGACGCACCGGTAGCGGTCATGTTCTTTGCTTTTACGTCAAATTGAAAACCCATAATTAATCTCCTTTAAGTTGGGGGCCCATGGCCCCCTTGAGTTAATTAAGCGTCTGCAAATGGCGTAGCCACGGTGCCAGTACCAAGGATTACGCCAGTGACGCAGTACTTCAATGCGGCAATTGCGCGGATCTCAATCCAAGTGCCTGCAACGCCACCAGTGGTCGTTCCATTCAAATTAATAAAGTCATTGCTGGAGCCGTTAGCAGTAAAACCTACCATTGCACCAGACGAATCTGTGTCCACCGACAGCAAGGAACCGATATAACGGTCAGTACCATCAGTAGCAATTTTTAAAGAACTAGTGCTGAGCGTGGTGGAAATCCAAATGGTATACAGCACACCTAAATTGTTTTGGGTGTTGTAATCGCGGCCCGGGCCAGCAGTAGAAGCATCAGCGGTGGTGTTGATAGTGGGCAGCGTTAAAGTCAAAGCAGCGGCCAAAGAGCCGCCAACAACCAAAAGCCGTCCGCCGTGAGTAACAGGGTCAAGCGTAGTGCTAGAAGTGAGTGTGAGAACGGCCCCGGGGCCTTGTTGGTACAAACCGCCCATTGATCGTACTGGGCCACTGAACGTAGTGCGTGCCATGATTTTTCCTTACATACAAGTTAAGTGCATCAATCTGTATGTCGTCAGCCGGGACTGTTTGATGCACCGGAAAGCCCGGATTGCTATGTTTATATCACGGTATTTTTAAGTGCGCAACAATTATTTTTCTTGTCACAATCCCCGGGCATTATGGGGGCATGAAATACCGCATTGTCCCTGTCGATACTCGCCAGCCAGAGGTGGTGCAGTTGTTGGCGTTGCTTCAAAAAGCATGTCTTCCCCACGATAAAATTTACCCAATCGCTCAAGGATACTGGTATGTCGCTTACACACAGAATGGTGAGGCTGCTGGGTTCGCTGGTGTTGTTTCCTCTAGTCGTTGGTCTGACACTATGTATCTTTGTCGGGCAGGTGTTGTACGCGCTCATCGTGGACGCGGGCTTCAGAAAAGGTTTATTAAAGCGCGGGTTCGCAAAGCCAAAACGTTAGGCATGAATTGGGTGATTACGGACACTAATGAAAACCCCGCATCTGCAAACAGTTTGATAGCTATGGGTTTCAAAATGTTTGAGCCATCTAAACCTTGGGGTTTAAAAACGGCGCTATATTGGAAGTACCGGATCAAACATGCCGTATAAAGACAAAATTGTTAAGCAAACTAAACAAAAGACGTACGCAAGTACGTACTATGCTAACAATAAAGCCATTGTAATTGCAGCAAGCAAGGCTTCCGCCAAAGCATATAAAGATCAATGGCGTAGCTTTAAAGCTACATTAGCTTGCATAAAATGCGGGCAAAACCACCCAGCTACATTTGATTTCCACCACATAGACAGCAGCACCAAAGAAGATTCAGTCAACAAGCTGATAAAAAACCGTGCGTTCAAACGGGCTATGGAAGAGGTCAAGAAGTGTATTGTGCTTTGCGCTAATTGCCACCGCATACATCATCACGACGAACGGCTTGTTAAAAAAGCCAAAAAGAAGGGGGCCGTGGCCCCCTAATATCACTCTGTTTTAGCAGCTTCGGCTTCAGCAGCCGCAACTTCGTCTTCATCTTCGTCTTCAAACTCGTCATCAAGCACAGCCGTGGCTTCGTACTCAACAGCCCAACCGTAGTGTTCTTGAAACTCCACAAACTTTTGAAAAATATCGATGACGTCAAAATCGTGAGTCTCAATTACCAATTTGCTGTTACCAAAAACGCCAAATTCCATTTCAAATTTCATGATGTGCCCCTAAGATTTATGCAACCACAGCGGCTGCAAGTCCATCCTAATTTAATTTTATGACAAGAAAAAGGCCACCCGAAGGTGGCCTTTAGTACGCAAACTGCGTATGGATTAAGCGCCGGGTGAACCGTAAGCGCCACGTGGGTCAGACCAGCCGAAGCTGTAACGCTCACGAGCTTTGTAACGCACGTTACCTGTGTCAAAATCGCCTTCAAAAGCGGTTTTGATAGGTGAACGATTGAACATTTTCAAGCCGTTAGGTGCATCAGTGATGATGAACCAAGCGTTGACGTCTGTCAAGTAGTGGTTGACAGCGTAACCCTCTGGGAGCATGCCCATAGACGCAATTGCGTTCACATCGTTATCCGCTGTGCTAGTGCGCAAAGTGCTCTTCATCAGGCGCTCTGCAGTGAACTGCAGTTCCTTAGGAACAATCATCTTGCGGCCAGTCAAGGCAACCTTCAAGCCACGCTCGTCGATAAACGCTGCAATGTCAATCAAAGCTTGCTCCAACGATGTCTCGTTCAAGTCTGCAGCCACTGCGGGAGTGTTTGCATAGTTGGCGGACAAAGCAGTTGGGTGGTTGGTTGCAAACAATGCAACGCCGTCGCCGCCGGCATAACTGCCGCCAGTGAAACCGTTGTTCAACACAGAAGCAGCTTTTACTTGCTTTGTGAAGCTCATTGAACGAGCCATAGCCTTGGTGTAACGACCTGACAAGCGGTCATACAAGTTATCTTCCACAGCTTCCTCTGTCAACGCGAAAGCCATAGCAACGGTTTCGTGTGTGTAGCGGGCTGTGAAGGATTCCAGTGCTGTGTCGTACTGAACGCCGGCACCCTCAGACTTAACTGGAGCGGAGCCGAAGCCAGTCAACATGACCTCTTCTTCAAATGCACGGTCAGAAGTCTCGATTGAGAAGATTTCTTCGTGCTCGTTTTCGTAACGCTTGTACTCTAAGCCGAACAGTGCGTTCAGGCCGGGCTCAAGTTCTTTTACCAGTTGGGAACGTGTAATAGCCATGATTATGCTCCGTCAGATGCAACACCGACGCTACCGTACTGATGCTGATTAAGTTTAACAACAACAACTGTATAGGTACCTATTGCGTTGTCGGGCGAATTGCTTATACCTACAATTTTGAAAGTCAAAGCTGCAGTTTTTGCAATAGACGATGATTTCAAAGTACCAGCAGAAATACCAGTCGTTGTGCTACCAGTTGTGGAAGCAGTAGGATCAGCATTTTTGCCAATATTGGCTTGAGTAACAGCACCGTCAGCTTGGATCAAGAACAGTTGGTTGGGATCATCCAACACTTCGCAATCGATCTGACCTGTGGTGATGTCAATACTACCGGGGTAGTAGTTTTTCCACGTTGGCTTGTTAGCACGTGTGGGATCATTGTACTGACAGCCGTTGAAGACGCCTGTGGGGGCGGCATGCGTAGCTTCGTCATACTTAATGATGTAACCGTCGTATACGACAACCAAGTCGCCTTGGTAAATTGCTCCGGACTGATTATCCGCAATTTGATATCCATACTGCTTCTGGGCTCCAGTAGCAGACAGGTTACCAATGGGACGCAGGCCAAAAGGCTTATTAACGTTTGCCATTTGTAGCTCCTACAAAAATTTAAAATATCAACATTTTACTGTTGACGGAATGTTGTGCGCGAACTGCGTTCAGGATTCTGAAGTCGCATTGTAGAGTGTGCGTTTTCTCGCATCATCTCGTTGTCAACAGCATGTAACTGATCCTGAGCCTTACGGCGGTAATACTCGTTTCTCTCTGCAATGGTCTCATCGGGAACTCTTGCAAGCAAAAGTCCACCAACAGAAACAACTCCAGCATGCTTACCGTCATCAACGGTAGGCATCATGCCTTGGTACTCTTCGGGCAGTTCTTCAAGACGGACTAGTTCATAGCCTTCACGAAGACGACTGTAGACGTTTGCTTTGTCTATTTGCCCGTTTACTTCGGCAC